TGTAAATATTGCCATAGTTCCTTTAAACTCCTATTTGTTCTTTTATTTCTTTGTTAAAATATTTTTCAATATCTTCTTTTTTTATATTACGAGATGCCACAACTTTTTCTATGGCTTTATCAAATCGTGTTAACACGTCTGTTTGTTCTGTTTCAATTAATCTATAAATCTCTTTAATAGCTTCTTTCATAACAGGCGTTAATTCTTTATAGGACTTTGAATTCAAAAGATTAGTTTCTCTTAATATATTACTAATCTTGTTTTTCATTTACAACAGGTTCCGTTTTAGGTGCCGGGTCTGCAATTACAGGCTTTGGATCACTGTGTGCTTCTGCTTCAATTTGTCCTTGAAACAATACACCAGCTAATTCTTTTCTTTTTGCCTCTAAAGCATCTCCAACTTTATCTCTTAAAGCATCTTTAAATGCTTCACCAGCTTCAGCTGCTTGTCCTAATGACAATTTGTCAATAAAATTTTTAACTTGTTCACTCATATTTTTCTCCTATTATTATATTTATACTAAAGTTTCAGTTTTCTTAGGTGTTTCTGTACCACCTAAAGAGTCCATACCTGCAGGTTCATAAGGGCCTTCTTTACTTATTTGTCTATCTAAATCTTTAATCTCTTTTTCAGATTGTTTAAAAACAAACTTTCTAATGTATTCTTGTGAAAAATACTTACCTACATACTTTTCTAAACCATCAGCTAAAGCAACACGTTCCTTTAACATTTCACTTTCTTTTAATTCAGCAAAGTGACCATCTTGTAAAAAGTCATATTGAATATTAGATTGTATTACAGGCCAATCTTCTATAGATATTACACCTTTTAATACTAACTGTGTCTTTAAAAAATCATTAAAGAGTTCAGTAAATTTCTTTCTTAATCTTTGAACAAACTTGGTAAACTTTAATTCATCTCTTGTAATTTCTGTAGAACGGCCCATACTAAAACCTGTCGCTGGTTCTAATCTACTTACTGGTACATTTAAAGAACGATAAAGTTTTCTTTGGAAATATTCTATGTCGGCCATTTCTCCTAAATTTTGGCCACCAGGTAGAGTAGTAATATCTGTTCCTCTTCCACCTTCTCTTGTTGGTAACCAATAATCTTCCAACATATTCATATAACTTCTATCGTCCCTAATTTCTCCTGTGTTGGCATCATAGACAAGTTTATTTCTATAACGTGCCATTACATCTCTTAAATATTGTTCTGCCTTTTGTTTAGGTAGATTACCAACATCTATTTTGAAAATTCTTCTTTCAGGTGCTCTTGCTATACGATAGATAACAACAGCATCTTCAATCATACGTAATTGATTTACTGGTTTAATTGCCTTATGTAAATAAGACAAGATCATATTTTTGTTTTGATCTACTAGACCTGAAGAACAGAAAGCAATTGTATCAGCCGCTATTCTTACTCCTGAACCTGATGTTGAACCTGCAACACCCTTTTCATTAAACATAAAGTATTCTTCGTAATCATTTGTAAGAGATAAATCTACAGTGCTTCTCATCTTCTTAAGCTCTCTTACTTTTTTAATTTTTCTAGGATCAATATAACGCAATTCAGTTATACCGTTTTTAGGTGTTTCTCTATCAATAATCTTTTGATAAAATATTCTACCATCTACATACCATCTTTTAAATATCTCAAAACCTTTTGTACTAAAATTCATTAATTTAAGTACGTTTAAAAATTCTTCGTCTATTCTTTTCTTAACTTCGTTACCAAAAGGTATATTTTCTAATGTAACTCTTACAGAATCTTTTTCTTCACTAGAAACAATTGCTTCGTTGCAAATATCTTCTATTGCTTGGTCACATTCTGGATGTAACGAAATTTCTCTATATCGTCTTACAAGGTCGGCTTCGTTCTTAGCCGTTCCTTCCATATCAAGGTACGAACCAAAATAACCTCCAGCAGCGACGGTAGTTGTACCGTCATCTGCTTGAGGTGTAGTAAAGTTTTGTTTCGGATCTTGCTCTTGTTTTTTACGGGTTATTGAAAACCCAAACAGATCAGCCATAATTTATATTCCTCTACTACTACTTATATAAGTTTTAAGTAGTCGTATTTGTTTCAAAATACTGATAAGCAAAAGTTACAACAAACTGTTCAATCGCTGTTTGTTCGTCATACGTTAAATCAATAGCGCCGATTTCTTTTGGAAAAGCACCTCTTAGTGTATATGATTTAACAGTATTACCGTTACGATCTAAGTGGTCAATAAATGCGTCCACTTGATAGTCAGCAGGATTTGTTAATCCTTCATTGTCTGTCATATTGTTGATACCATTTTGCCATCTTTCAAAAGCATTTCTTACTTTGAAGTTTGTATCGTTATAAACTGTAACGGTCCAATCTGCAAATGTTCTATCTCCTGCAATCTTAATTGATCGTCCTCTAAACTTAACGTCAACTTCACCGATTGTCATAGCAGGTATAGAAGTTGCTCTACATAAGAAAGCTAGATCTTCTATTTCGCCACCAACTTGAGCGTAACCAGGAAAAGGCATTACTACCTTAAACTGATTGGCACGAGCGCCTCCGCCAGCAAGTTTAGCTTTGAAGTCATTAATGTTTGCCATTTTTTATTCTCCTATTCTAAAATTACCCAGCTACTTCTTCAAAAGAAACGCCAGTTCTTGTTGCTACAAATTGTAAAGTAATGAAGTTAATGCTTCTAGCAGGTTTTACAAAAATCTCCGCTATAAATTCATTTCTATCAATTACTTCGCCTGTGTTATTCGTTTCATCACACACTACTAAAAAGTCTGTGATACCACGTCTGCCTTGTACCTCTCGTAAGAATGGTTCAACGATATTTCTAAAGTTTGCTCTAGTAAACTCGTCATTAAATTCAAACAATTGGAATTTAGAAGCAGTAGAGATTGCTTTTTCTAAAACTATAAACAATCTTCGTACATTGATTCTATCGAAAGCAGATGGAGCACTTAATCCAGTTTTATCACCAAACAGAACAGTGCCTTGGCCAGGGAATGTTACCACAGCGTTAACTCTATTTCTGTATAGATCATCTCTTTGTGTTTTATTTGGATTGAAAGCTAACTTAACCGCACCTCTAATAGTACCTCTATTAAAGCCAGCTGGTGAATACCAACTGTCGGCAATTAAATCAGTTCTTGCTGATAAACCAGCAATATCTCCGTTTAACGGTACAAATCTGTACACGTCATTGTATCTGTCATACTGATATTTGTAACCACTGTCAAATACAACATAAGAAGAAGAACGTATTGAGTTATAAAAACCTACTACGTTACTTGTTTGTGTATTTGCGTTTGCCACGTTAACAACATCTGTTCTTCTAGGCGATACAAAAGCAACTGCATCTTTTCTATCTTCTGCAATTGATATTACATTATCTACGTGAGTAGCATCGCCTGAACCAGCAATAATTAAACCTACATCCACTGTTTCAGAATCTAGGAATTTTTCGTATGCTGTTTTCTTTTGTGCAATTGTAACAGCTGAACCATCAGAACCACTTTGTAAAGAAGTTAATGTTGGTGTTGATACTGCTGTATAAGTTGTACCTGATGCAGTATTACCCCAGTTAGATCCACCAGAATTATGATCCATCCAATATACATACTTTGATCTTGTCTGTATTACTGTTGGATAATAATTTGTGTCACCTTGTGGTGATTTTGCATCTGAAGCTTTAGAAAGTTTTTGATAAACTTCTAATACTGTATTTGCTGTACCTGAAATTCCACCATCTTCATCTACTACTATTACGTGGATTTCATCATTTGATCCACCTTTTGAAGTAGCGTATGGCGAAGTTCCTGGAGCGCCAGCAACTTGATCGTAAAATCTCCATCTACGTCTTATGTTACTGTTTATAGCTACATCTCTTTGTAATCCACCTGTACCTGAAGGATGTCTTACGATAGTTATTACGTTAGTTGATTTAGCAGTAACTCTATACTCGTGACCGTCGTTGTAATCACTTGTAGAAGCTGTAGTAGAAAAATTAATAATATCACCTACGGCGATATTTGTTCCACTTGTAACTGTTACTGAAGTTGCACCTGCTACTGCAGCTGTACCTAAAGTTGTTACTACTGTTGTTTCGTATGCAGCAGCTGAAGGACATATAGAAACAAGTAAATTGTTTCCCCAAGCGCCTGCTGTTCGTGCAGCCCACTCGCCAACTGATCCTTGGCCTGTTGCAAAGTTATTAATATAATCTGTTTCATTCTTAATAACAAATGAGCTGCCTGAAGCAACTGCGTTTGCTAATGAAGAATTTTGTGCTCGTACTACTCTTAATGCGTTAGAGTATTGTAAGAAATTGGCAGCACTAAAAAAATCCTCAAAGTTATTTGAGTCTGGCTTACCAAACGTTTCTACTAACTCTTGTTCGCTAGAAACCGTTACGATTTCATCTAAAGGACCTTTTCTAAACTCTCCTGCAAAAGCACCAACTGACGTTGATACTGCTGGAATAATTCTTGTTAGGTCTCTTTCTTGTACGAGAACGCCTGGTGATACTTGAAATGCCATTCGGTTTTCTCCTTTTTATAAATTAGCTAATTGTTTCATATAGTCCAACTGTCGTATTATTCATACGCCCATAGTCAAAATTTCATATACATCTATTTATAAAATGCGTATTTTGTACACATTACTCACCTTTTCTAACTACTGGATGCCACGTTTCTCCATACTCATCTTTAAAGGGCTTATCTTCTTCTGGTGTACCATCATCTATAAAACCAAAGGGAGCCATATCCTGTTCTATTATATTGGCCTGGTCTTCGTATAGTTTAGAACGTACATCAGAATTACTTAACTCTTTAAAGTATGGTTGATTAGATAACCAGCCAAATATAATAAGACAAGTCATTAAATCGTCATTACAACCTTCTTCTGCTTTCCAAGAATTGTGTTGACGTGAAAAAGTAGACATTTCTTCTATGATATTAAAATCATTTATAACTATTTTATCTGCTTCAATAATAGTTTTTAAATTAGAACAACCTATTTTTTTAATTTGTTTAGTCATACGAATACCTAACTGACTGCCTCTACCACTGAAGGCCGTACCTAATACTTGTCCAGCTCTACCTCTTTGTGTAGTCATTAATAGATTGTCATACTCTAAATCAAACTGTAATGCATCTGATATTTGGCCACCTATATCGTTTACTTCAATCAATGTATGAGCGTGATTATATCCTTTTATAGTTTGTTCTATAACATTAGGAAAAACTAAAGGTTTAATTTCATTGTTACGATATTTGGCTACAACACGATAAGGCATTTTTGTTACGTCAAATATAATAAAGGCCGAATAATCTTTTGCAAGACCTCTTGACACGTCAACAGTACAAACATATATTTTATTTTTATCAGGTTTTTCAAATATATCTAAACCACCTTGTGACTGTAAAGGTTTAATATAAGGTGTAGCTTTAATTTTTGTAGGACTAATAAGTGTATCTATTGAACCTAAAAATTCACATTCAAACTCCTGTTGGAATTGTTCAGGACTTGTATTTCGTATTGTTTCTTGTTTCCACTTTTCATCTCGGCCTGGAACTTCTGACCAATGTACATCAATAGGTATATAATCGTTTTGTTTATTTACGGCATCTGTCCATAACTTATAGTACATATTCATACCGTGAGGTGTAGAAACAATAATCATCTTTGTACTTTTACCAGAAGAAATTGTAGGAAACACCGAACTAAAAAATTGTTCTGCAATTGTGGCTGGTACGAAAGCAAACTCGTCTAAGAAGATTATATTGTAAGAACCTCCTCGGATTGCACTTGAAGATGTTGCAGCGGCCACAACTTTACTGCCGTTCTCTAATTCTATATTACCTTTGTTCCAGTTTAATACACCTTGTTGTAAAAACTTTGGTATATTCTCATAGGCCAATTGTAAACGGCCCAATATATCTCTTGCTGTAGATGACTTGTTTGCAAGTATGGCAACATTTGTATTTGGATTAAACAGAACATAATGTAATAGGTAAGATACAATTGTTGTTGATTTACCTGACTGTCTTGGTAATTTACATATAGTAAAACGGTTGTTATGCATAGTGCCAACCATTTCTTTTTGAAAGTTATACATTTTGAAAGGCACTAAACCTAAATCAAGTGAAACTATCTTTACATAGTTTTGTATAAAGTATAAAGGATCTTTAGAACACTTTTCAAATTCTAAAATTTGTTCTTGTGTAAACTCTACAGGTACGTTTACTTTTTTTAAATTTGGATTACCGAGATAAACTTCACTCATTAATTATAATTCCTTCTATATGTGTATAACCTAATTGTAATGCAGCCTGTATTCGTTGATTGCCTCTCCACACACTATATTTTTTTTCTTTAAAACTAGTACCATTAGATCCACTTCTTTGATTTTTATAATCTATCAATGTTTCACCTTTATAATTAATAGGAGAAACGTATGTATCGTGTTTTAATACTTCAATAGGTTCTATCATATCTTCACCATTTAACAACTCTTTTAAAGGAGTCGTTCTATCTATATAAGTTAAATCACTTATCTGAAATATCTGTTTCTTCGGATTTGATGATTGTGCTTTTAATATTTTCATTTTCTCTTTTTAACATTTTTTGTAATTCAGCAGTAGAACCTACAAACAAAGCATTTTTAATATTTTGATTTGCAGTTTTAGGTAAGTCTTTTAAATCTTTTAATTTTTTTTGTAAATCTTGTAACTTATCTACTGTTTGTGCAACGTTAGTAATTAACTGGCCTGCTACTTCGTATGCTCTTGGATGTTGGCCTTCTTTTGCAATTTCTAATATGCCCTCAATTGCTTCTTGGCCTTTTTGTATAAGATCATAATAATTATCCCTACTATATTTGTAATCGTTATCAATATCTGATTTGTTTGTATCTTCTATTCTAGGTACTGGAGGATTTTCTATCCTCACTATAGATTCTAGTGTAGATTTATTATCAGGTTCTATGCCAAGTATCTCGTTTACTTTATCTTCTAGTTTTGTCATAATTAAACATCAGTATCAGTCGTAGGGTTATATTTCTTACTATCAGTGTAAGAAGTAATTGTTGTTGTAAATCCAAAGTCATCATCAGCGTCAGCTGTAGTAGGGTCAGGTACTACCACAATTCTTTCTTCTCTTTTTGCCGTAGTTAAATCCGTATCAGTGTAAATATCTGACTGTACAGTTTTAATAACACCTTGATTGGACATAGGCCCAAACAAATAAGTTTTGGCAGTAAAGTTTAAGGTATATATAACGGCCCTACGAGTCGTAAAATCGCCACTATAACTATCTTCATAAGATACACTATTTAAAATTATAGGTATATCTCTTTTTATATTCATCTCTGGTAAAACATTTACAGTAATGGTATAATCAGGTTGAAAGAAAGGTAATATCTGTTCTACTATTTGTAGACCGTTTTCTGCTGTAGCCGTAAAAGCATAAAGATTTAAACTTATATTATAAGGTACAGGAACATAATTAAAATTATGAACTTCTCCTAATTCACCGGCTTTAACTTTTTTAAATTTTTGAACTCTTGTTAATTTTCTTGTAGCGTCATAAGCTAATCCAGAAATTTCAAATCCTAATCTAGGTAAAGTAACCGCAAAACTACGATCATCTAAATCTGGTTTTTGGTCAAGTCTAACTAAAAACTTTTCTTTTGGTGCATAGGCTAAAGGTACTTTTAATCTTTTAGTTACGGCACCTGTGCTTGAAGTTGATTGAATAACAATGTTATTAAATAATTGACCAAAGGCAATTATTATTTTTCTCATTCCTTCGTTGTAAAAAAAATTACCAAACATTAGTCAATTTCTCCAAATGGGTTTCTTTCCGTAAAGTCTAATATATCATCAGTTACAGACTGTGTATCAAAACCAGCTTCTGTATCTAAATCTAAATTTTGTGCGTAAGTAGATTGAGTGGCCACTGTTGTTGTAGTTGTTGCTTCTTCATTGAGTAAGAAGTTAGCTTGACCAGATGACTGGTCTTGTTCTAGTTGTAAAGAACCATCTTCATTCTCTAAAGTAAATCTGTTGTTTAAAAGATTTAAAGAGTAATCAGTTTCTTTATCATCTATTTCTGCAATACCTGTATTTAATTCTTCTGAACTATACTCCCAACGTGTTACTCTTAATTTATAAACTGGTAGATTGCCTAATTGAAAAAATGGCTCTTGATCTTCTACGAACTGTATTTCAAAAAAACTATTCATTAAAGGAAAATATATAATATCTCCTTCATTAGGACGGCCTTCCACGATCTGTGTCATTGGATTATCTACTTGATTTTGCCAACTTCTTTTAGAAATAACAAACGTTGTATCTTCTCTTATTTCTAATCCAAACTTATTGATTAACTCTCTTTGGCCTGCAAATCCTTCAGTCGTTTCAAAATACATTTCAATTAAATAACTATCATCAAATCTACTTGATGTATCTTCACCTAATATTAAATCTCTATTGACTAATGTTCTTGGTAAATAATAAACATCGTGGCCATATATCTTTAGGCCTTCTACAATTAAATCTTCGTAAAGTGTTTTTTCAGCTTGATTGCCAATACCTTGGCCGCCTTGAAAATAATGATTTACTGGCATAGTATTAACCTACTAAAAATGCTGGTGCTAATTCAAAACTATCTCTAATTTCTTTTTCTAATTTTTCAACGTCTGTAATTGCATCAGTATAAATTTTTTCACCATTTAATTTAACTCCGCCAATCATAGTTACTCCATCAAATTTACTTAGATTAGCTCCCCATTGTTTTTTAAATAATGCCGTGACATATCTTTTTAACCATTGGTCATTAAATACGTCTGTGTATGTTGTTGGATCTAATTTACGATAACAGTCTATAATTAAAAATTCTCCAACTTCTAAATCGTGTACCCAATCCATATCAATATACAAACGATTATCGTGTTGTTGAAATCGTATAGGTTTTATACCTACTAATATTTGATCTAAGAAATCTAAATGTCTTAACACCATATCATAATTAATAATAGATGTTGAAGCAAAATCATAAAGGTCATTTAAACGTAATTGGTATCTTACGTCAAACATATTCATACTAGCTTTATCTGAAAATGGAAATATATTAGTTACACCAATAACGGTTTCAGGCACTACTAAAAAATTGCTTCCTTCATACCAAGTAGATGAAACTGAATTTTTAGTGGCCGTTTCTGTTGAACCTAAAGACGCTTGTAATCTGGCTTTATCTGTTTCTGTTACTTGATATTTTAGATATGTTCGTCTAATACCATCATAGTGATATTGAGCATAAAATTGTAAGGCTTCGTCCAGTCTATCTTCTAACTGGTCGTCATCAGCGTTAATCTCTATAACTGGTTTACCTAATGCTCTTAAAGCATATTGTTTAAGTGTTTCTCGTGTTGCTGGAGTTGCCATAATCTCTACTATTTATAATAATAGGATTAGAACTTATATCGTATTGTCGCTAATAATTGAGGGTTATAATCTTTATAGACACCTGTATATACTGATGTTTGTTCTTTATCGTGGTAATATAAACCAAACTCTAGGCCAGCTCTTTTATCTGGTCGTTTATGTTTATCATCTTCTGTATGTATATTGTAAACAAGTCCGTAATAGTTGCCTGTAAATCCTAGGTCATCATTTTCTGTTCTATGAACTGTACCATAAATTTTTTCATTAAAACTATACAACACACCATAGTCATATCTGTTCTTATCAGCAAAACCAGTATCTTTATCGTCCCAAATTTCTGCACCCCATATTAAAGGAATATCCCAACGATACAAAGTACCACCTAATGACCAGCCTTGTTGTGTTCGTTCATTAAAACTAGAAACACTTGTTGAACTTTTTGGATTTTTAATTTGCATATAAGATAAATCAGCATAACCAAATAGTCCTACTGTTGCACTTGTATATAAAGCATCTCTCTCGTTATCCCAACCTACAACTAAACCTACTGGCAAATCTTGTCTTAATCTATATGAATCAAAATCAAATTGTTCGTCCCAATTAAAACCACCAATCGCAAGAACTGTTTTCTCTCTATGATCTATCCTTGAATTTGTTTGTGTAATAATTAATGGTACACCTATTTTTGGTGTTTTAGCAAATCCTAATCTTTGTGCGTCTGTTTCACCAAGATATAATCTGTAATAGTCATTACCAAATCCCATTTGTTTTTCTTGTATCGTATTATTTAAAGAAGTATCTAAAGAATAATGAGTATCATACAACATTGAAGCACCCGTCCAATTTACGTATTGATTATTAAACTTGTGTGTAATGCCTATTTGTAATTCTGCTCTTGTATCTAAACCACTATCATAAGTACGGTCATCATAATAAGCTTCAACTTCACCTGTAATAAAAAGGCCTTTAGGTATTGATAGTTTGTTTGATTCTAATTGTGATATTCTTTTTTCTAATTCAGATATTTTCTTTTCATCTGCTTTTACAATTGAAGTTAAAAGTAAAGCAATTAAAAATATTATAATAACTGCAACATATTGTATTGTCAATTTCTTATCTAATTTCATATTAAGTATTTATCTTTGGAAAAAGATGGTCTTTATTAAAGGTTATTACATCTTCTTCTTCTAAACCTAAAGATAACATTACCCTAGGTGTATGTGGGTTTTGTTGTTGATATTCACAGTAGTAATTCTGTGCTGTTATAACATCTTCTTGTTTTGAATCATTTTTAAAATCACTTATTTTATCCAAGTAATTATGTAAATTACTTTCGGCCATTGTTGTGACTTGGAACAATTCTTCTTCTGTTTGTATATTACCAGCCGCAATCATACCACCACTAAAGATGGCCTTTGCCCAATCTGGTAACTCTCTCTCTTTACTCGGTTTATACCATTTTGTTTCATTGATAAACCAATTCGTTAATGGATGTTCTTTTTTAAGTAATGGTGAAAAATCGTGGAATGCACCCGTTACTTTATTCTTACCTGCAATTACATCAAATCCATATATTGGGCCACCATTTGTAAGGCCAGGAAATAAACAAACGTGCATCATCCATAAACCTTTAGTATCTCTTGCATCAACCACGTCAACGTGTGCTCGTCTTATGTTGTCATTTTTCCAAGTACGATTGACCCAACCTTCTTTATTAAATCGTGTCATACCTTCTTCAAAGTATTCTGTACAATTTAAATCTAATATGTCTATGATATTATTTTTGCACTGTATAAGATTTTCCCAAATCATTCATTTCCTTAAATAGTTCTGTAGCATATTCAAAACATAATTTAGCTTCAGCGACCACGTTTATTTGATACGTGTTCATATAGTTATTTATTAACTCTCTTACAACTCTTTTTGTTTCTTCTGGTTTTAAAAATACAAGATATGTATTAGGGCCAGGTGTTTTTCTTTTTATCATTTGTCCACCATACAAATCTCCCATATGTCTTACGTAGATATGAGCATATAACTTTTCAGCATCGCTTTTAATTGTATCTAAATGATAAACGTATCTTAATGTACTGTCCGTTATATGTGGTTTATTCGGTTGATTCCACAGTGAACGAAAGTCGTGGTCTATTTTTTGTGCTCTGTCAAGGCCAGGTGTTTGTCTAAACAGGCCGTTTTCAAAGGCATATTTTTCTAGTGTTGAATAACACTGTAATAGATTAAACAAATATGTGGCGTAGAGGTCTGGATTGATCTGACCAGACATAAGAGTTTGTACAAAAGGTTCCGATTCAGCTCTTTTATGTTCTTCTAAAGTCAATTGTCTTATATCACTCATATATCTATTTATACGATATAAATATATTAATGAATAATCAAATTTTGCAATTATGGCCCACACCTGTTTATTTGGCTCAAACAAATTTAATAACCAACGAAATTATAGAAAACGTAAAAAATCAAAGTTACATTAGAACAAGTAATAATTTAAATGATATAACTATTGACAAAAAAATATTATTAAAAACCGAGTTTAAAAATTTAAAAGAAAATATTGATGAGCATTTTTATAATTATGTTTATAATGTATTAAATATTAATACTAATAACAAATTTATTATGACCAATAGTTGGATTTTAAAAAATTCTTCTAACGAAACAACTCACGCACATACACATCAAAATTGTATATTTTCAGGAGTAATATATGTAGTTGCTGAAGAAAATCAAGGTGTATTAAAAATTCATAAAGACTACGATCAAATATTTGATAATTCTATAAAACCTGATTTTTCACAAAGAAACATTTATAATAGTGATGAGTGGAATATAACACCTCAAAAATCATTACTAATAATATTTCCCTCAAAATTGAAACATAGTATTACTGAAAATAAATCAAATAAAACTAGATTTAGTATTTCTTTTAATTATTTTTTAACTGGTACTGTAGGCGATAGTCCTGTAATTAGATTAAATTTAAATTGTTCTTAAAAATAATTTAACCATCCTGTGATAATAAACTTTTCTTCTGTGTTAGAAACTATGCCTCTATGAGTATGTGTCCAATCTGCAGGCCATATTAATGTTAATCCTTTTTTACATTTTGTTACTATATTTTGAATAGGAAATTCTGTGCCTCCTTGATCGGATATATTATTTAAATAAGTCATAAAAACCAGAACTCTATTACTATTAGGTCCTTGTCTTTCAGCGTGAAAAAATTTAAAACCGCCACCAGGTTTATAATATTGAATATTTACAGGTTCAACTAAACCAAAATGAGCACCATCATTTATATATGTAAATGTTTTTTTATATTCTTCTAAACATAACATCAAATGATTCCAATAATTATTAAATAACAATTCAGTTTTAAATAACTTAGGATTTATACATATATCAATAGAATCTTTTTGACGAATATCTATTTTAGGACCACCAATTGTACTTCCTATAACACCCCTTTCTTGTAATTTTTTATTTTTTTTAAAATAATTTGTAAGGTCATCACATAATGTGGTATCTGTCATACAATAACCTTGTATAAAATTTACAGGTTCAAAATTAATATTTTCTTTTTCAATCATATTATAAATTGATTAAATAATTGTTTAAGTTGGTAGCTGTCAAATAATTTTTTAATTGCATATTTTTTTTAAAATCATAGTTTTGTTTGAATCTTATCTCATCTAATTCTTCAAAATCAAATTGATTATGTATTAATATTCTCTCTATAATTTTCTTATCAAAATATCCTAATCCTGCTAAGGTATAATTCCATAATGATTGATCTGCACAACCAGAATATATTTCAAAATCTGAATATCTTGTTAACCTAGATTTTGCTAAATCAATTATGTTTAGTAATCTTTCAGATTTGTAACTATAATAATTTACATAATTCCAAAATGCACTATCTTTTCTATTTCCTAAGTAAGTCATTTGTACAAAATCTTTTAAATCATTATTTAATTTAAAAATTTCTTTATTGTATTTTTCTATAGAAACCGGTATAAAAGTTTCTTTTACAGTAGGCATCAAACAGTTTGTAATTAATTTCTTTAAACTTGTAAGAAGTGTGTGTAAACTAGTAGCTTGTAACGGTTCCAAAAAAGATGAAGATAACCCTAAAGAAATACAATTTGATACCCAAGTATCTTCATAAGCTCCCGAAGAAAAATTTATTTTTTTAATTACTTCAATATTAGGATCATTATAATATTCTTTTAGTTCCTCTAAAGCACCATTTTCGTTTGTAAAAACATTATTATAAACATAACCTCTTCCAATTTTATGCCTTGTAGGAATTTCAAAAACCCAACCATTTTTTAAAGCTGTTGAAATTGTACAAGAAAATCTATCATCCGAATTTTCTTTTGTTTTAAAAATTATAGCTTCATTAACAGGAAGACTTTCTTCAAAAGACACCCAATTAGAATTTAATTTTGATATTAACAACTTTTGAAAACCTGTGCAATCTATAAAAACGTCAGCTGTTACGATTTCGTTATTAGATAAAATTAATTTTTCAATTTTATTATTTTTAACTTCAATATTTTCAACAACCTCATCAAAAATTTTTATTTTAGTTTTTGATTTAAAATATTCTACAAATTTATAAGCATCAATATGATAAGATTTATAATAATCCCATTTTAATGTATTATTTTCAATGTAATATGGAACAACATTATTTTCAAAATAGTGGCCACTAATACCACTTTTACTTAAATTTAAATCATTTAATAAATGATAAAATAAGCTTGCATCTAAATTTTTATTAGCTGTTGTTGAACCTTCTAAAGGACTGAAAAAAGAGGAATTGTCTCCTGACCAATTTTTAAATAATATTCCTATTTTAGGTAATGCCCAAGTTTTAACTAAAAAATCCATTTCATCTAATTCTAAACTAGGATCTAAAAACAAATCACTTAATGTTCCTGTAACTCCTTCACCAACGCCTACAATAGGAAGTTTGCTAGAATCGATTATTGAAATATCTTGATACGGTTGTTTTTTGCTTAACAAAAAAGCAGTTAACCAACCTGAAGTTCCACCACCAACAATAACTATTTTCATTTTTTCCTTATAAAAGTTTTAAAACAAACCATATCATCTCCATAATTTAAAAAAGTTCCGTGCCAAAGTGTACCAGGAAAAACTAACACATCATTTTCTAAAGTTTCAATTTCTTGTTTTTTATTATTTATTATAAAATAATAGTTTGGATTGTTTCTATTTTTTTTAATAAAATGTATAACAGTATATGGTAACTCAATATTTTTTTTTTCTTGTATATGTTTTTTCAAACTAACATCCATACCTTCTAAATTTTGATTATTAACCAAACAAACATTTTCTGTGTTTTTAAGGGTAACATCAATATAACCTTGAGTAAAAACAAAATCAAAATCATAATCTAATTTTATTTTAAAATTTTTAATTGCTTTACTATATAAATTTGTAAAAAATGTTTTTTTTAAATTTTCTTTTTCAGTATCAGTAAAAAAAGTGCAATTAATTAAATTATTTTCATAGTAAGATTTTAAAACAATATCACTAATTTCTTTAGAAAAAAAATTAAATTTAAAAATTTTTATATTATCTATAGTTATAATCATTTTAATTGAAATTGAAAGCTGCTGTTATTCTAGGTGTTTCATTATTACATTTTTGAACCATATGTTTTATATTTGATCTAAAAATTACCAAAGTTTTAGGTTTAAAATTGTAACTGCAATTTAAAGAATTTGTTTCGTTATAGTTTTTTACATCCTTTAAAGGCAACATATCAGGTTCATAAGGATTTTCAAAATATAATTTTCCTGATTTTTCTGGATTGGTTACAAAATAAACAGCGCTAAAAATAGAATTACTATGTGTGTGCCATTCTTGATAGTCGCCCTTATTATATACATTTATCCATCCATCATTACAACTATAATCACCTTCAGACTTTAATTCTTTAGCAAATAAATTAACATTTTCATTTACTTTTTCAATTAAAAAATTAAAATTTTTATCGTTTTTTAAATTATAAGAACCTAAAGTATTATATACATCTGATATCCAATTTTTACCACCTTTTTCATTACTATCTTTAACACTCAAAAATAAGTTTTTAATTTTTTCATTTTCTTCATCCGAAAAAACATCTTCTTTAATATATAAAACAGTGGGAAACCAATAATGTAAAATCATAAGACTATTTATAAGCTTTTTAGGACGTATATATATACCATAGATTATATTAAAAAAAGGAATTATGGAATATCATTGGTGGTTAAGTGAAACTATTTTAGAACCTTATGTAATAGGTGAAAAAGTGTTTAATGATGAAGAAATACAAAAAATAATTAAAATAGGAAAAAATGAAAAATTTAGTACTTTTGAAGAACCTTTAATAAACGGTAAAGAAAAAGACATATCAACCAGAAATTGTTTTTTATCTTTTTTAAGATCAGACATAGATGACAATAAATGGATTTTTAGAAGAATAACGGATTATATAGTTAATATCAATGAACAATTTTATAATTATAATATAGAATATATTGAAAATTTACAATTTACAGAATATAAAAGTCCAGGACATTTTTACGGAAAACACGTAGACTTACAATATAAAAGTTCTAAAACTAGAAAAATAAGTTTCTCAATTCAACTTTCAGACGATAACGAATATGAAGGAGGAGATTTAATTTTGAATACAGGTAAAGAAATAAAAGCGAAAAGAAATAAAGGTTTTATTAATATTTTTCCTAGTTATGTATTACACGAAGTAACGCCAGTAACTAAAGGTATGAGATATAGCTTAGTAGGTTGGATTTTAGGCCCTAGTTTTAAATAATTAATATCGTAAAATCACTATACCATTAGCCTGTACACTTCCAGCACCAGATCTAGCAGCACCACCTGAATTTCCAGGAGTTGTATCACTACCGGCTGTTAAAGTTGCAGAATTTACAGTCGTTGGTTTATAATAAGCTGAACCTCCGCCTCCGCCGCCCATATCATATGGTTCTGCGTATGCACCTGCACCTCCACCCCAATAACCACCACCTCCACCTGCACCATAAGCACCGTTTCCATCTCCACCTCTTAATTCAGATCCGCCTTGTGCAGGACTTCCGCTTCCTCCTGCATTTTGTGTTCCAGGTTGTCCTCTATAACCTGAATTGTATGAATTTCCACTTTGTCCACTGCTTCCTCCTCCAGCTCCACCATTTGTACTTCCTGGAGATCTATTTGCACCACCACCTCCACCGCCTCCAGCAATTAAAAGTGAACGAGCGTGAGTACCAGATTGTGGTTCAGAACCTGAAAATACAGTTCCAGATCCTTGAAAAAATCCTGATAATCCTCCTCCTGAACCTGGTCCCCAAGTATTGTGAGCTCTTCCGCCTCCTCCATATTTTCTACTATCATTGTTAGCTTGGCCAGCTTGACCTACAACTACAGTGTAAGCAGCTCCTGGTGTAACAGTAACCGTGCCTGTTGCATAACCACCAGCGCCGGCATTTCCTCCTCCAGACCATCCTGAAATATTGCCATTACCTCCTCCTGCTCCCCACATTTCTATAGCAACAGCATTAACTCCTGCTGGCGCAGTAAAAGCTTGATCTGAACCGGTATAAGTATATGTTGTTGTAACAGGAGCATTTACTGTAATACTAAATGATCTTGTAACACTTGCATTTGCTGTTGCAGCTCTAACTGTAAATGTTGATGTAGTATTTGAAGCAACGGCCGAAGCTGTGCCTGTAATTGCAGCTGTAGATGCGTTTAAAGATAATCCTGTTGGTAAAGCACCTGATGTAATTGAATATGTAATAGTATCACTTTCATTATCTGATGCAGCAGCAGAAGAAAGAGTATATGCTGATCTAGCAGCATCACCTATTGTTCCTAATGATCCAGAAGCTGTATTAAAAAATGGACTAGTATCAACCGATATACAAGAATCTAATACGCCACTTAAACCTGAAGCATTAGTTACTCTAACGCTATATGGTTCATTTGCATTTACAAAAGAACTATATGGTACAGTAATTGTAAGAGATGTTACACTGTTAAATGTAGTTGTAGAAGGAGATATATTACTTCCTGAAGTTGCTAATAATAAAACAACTGATGAAGATGTAAATAAAGTACCAGTTATAACAATTGAAGCATTTCCCGCTAAAGAACTATCTATAAATGCTGAAGTTAAAGGACCTGCACCATTTATATTAACTGTAAGAACAGAAGGAGGACTGTCAATAGGTTTCCAGGTGGTACCTGTATAATACTCCATCAACTGTGTAGTACTATTGAATCTTAAACGTGCAGCTTCATTAACTCTATCACCTGTCGAACCACCAGACACTTTAATTCCAGCTAAGCCAGAAAATACTGTGTTTTTATTTTTAAAATCTGTTATATCTGCCATTATTCTCTCTCTCTTATAATACTATTTATATTAATTTTCTATTAATCTCCAACCATAAGTTGATCCTGTATATACTATACCAATACCTGAATTTTGTTGAGATACTACTAAATTTTCGGTTAAGCCCATTATTTTATTACCAGCTCTTCCTATTGTTAAATTATTTGTATTAAAAGTTCCTGCTAAATCTAAAAATCTTACTTGATCTCCTATTTGAGGAGAAACAGGTAAATTAATTGTACAAGCCGCTGAATTAGTATTTACAAAAATTCTATCATTTGACGCAGCAGTAAATGTAGAAGAACCATCTGCTGTTACTGTTGACCAAGGATTACCACCACCTAGTCCTGTCCATTGAGTTCCATTATAACCTTCCCAAGTTGTTAAAGATGTATTGTATCTTAGACCTCCCGTATATAATCCAAAACCAGCAGTAGGTCTTTCAGCAGTTGTACCAGTTGGTGGAACAAATATACCTGTTCCCATATTATCTCTTTGTATGTAACCAACAACAGCGTTTTCTGTAGGAACGGCCGTGTTTGAATTGCCTGACATAGATTCGTCTGAAGAAAATTCATTAATAGTAGCACCTAACTGAGCGCCAATAGAACCTAATTGTAATTCAGTTAATCCTGAAAGGTCAAAAGCATCAGCATTTAAAGTTGCAATACCAGTTGCCTGTTGAATACGGAATAAATCTCCAACTCTAAAATCTCCACCTTGATCTGAAGATGTCCAGTAAACTCTACCGCCTGTATTAAATTCTATTTCATCTGCTTGGTCGGCCGGTTGTAAAGGTTCATTCGGATAATTTGTATCTACAAAACCTCCTGTACCAATATCTAAGAAATCGTGACCAGTAAATCTACAGTTAGAATATTTACGAGTAAATGTAACAGTAGTTCCATCAGGCACAGCATCTAAAGTTGAAAGTTCAGTTACTAAACGAACAGTTGCTTTTTGAGTGGCTGTGTCTTGATTTGTAAAGCCAGAAACAATATAGTATTGTTCACCTACGCCAAATCTAACGTTATCTCCTATTTTAATATTATTAGTACTAGATAAAACTCCATTTGATGATTCTATTTCAATTAAGCTACCTGATTGTTTAGCACCGTTACCACTGATACCAGCAGCCGTGTTAGGTATAGCAAAAGTAAATGTACCAGCACTTAATCTTGTAACTCTAACTGTTTCACCTTGTGCAAAATTGCCTGTTGCAGGATCTAAATGTATTTTATTTGCTGAAATGTTTAATCTAAAAATTGTACCTGTAGCGCCTGAAGTGAGACCAAGCACAGTTTGACCTATTTGAAATTCTGAAGCACCAGCGCCTGATACTGTAAGTGGATTGTAATTGATTGTTCTACCTCTTGTAGTTACAGTAATAGGAATTTCTGCCGCTAAGTTTCCTTCAGCAACAATACCTTGTTCTCCATAAGCAGAAGAACAGTTTAATCCTCGTAAGAATCCACCACCTGAAGTATAGAAAGATTTTTGGCAATAATATGTAAACACAGAAACCATTTCACCTCGGCCTCCGTTTAATGCCCAAACTCCTAGACCATCGGAGTTAATTTGTGTAAAGTCGTTTGCAAGAATTGATCTATTACTTGTAGCAGAAGGATGTAATAAACCATCAACTTTAATACCTACAGCATTATCATTAAATGAAGTACAGTTTTGAATATATGGAGAAGTATTTGTAATTAATTCTTCAGGATCTAAAGATACTACAACAGCACCGTGGCCACCTGTGTAAGTAGCAGCACTGTGTGTTTGAAGGCCTGTAAATCCTCTAAATGCAAAATATTCAACGTTAGCTCCATTAGCACATAAGAAAACATAACCAGCATTATTATTTTCTAAAGTTGTTACAGTTAAAACAATGTTACCACCACCTCCAACATCTGTTGAATTTAATGTAATTGTATTACCTACGGCATAATCATAACCACCGTGCAGCACTGTAATAACTGGATTAGAAGAACCATCTTTTACTACTTTAAATCTAGCACCAGCTCCCGAACCTGATGTTGAAAGTTGTTTAACATACGTATATGTTCCCGCTGTTCCTCCGGTTCCTGATGTTCTTGTTACTGTTGCAATTGTAGTTGACGAACCTGTAGCTGGTCTAATTTCTGTTGATCTTAAACTATCTCCTCTTACTGTTACAAAAGGAGGAATACGCAAAGGCATTTGTTCTCTATAACTTCCATTTCTCACATATAAAACATCTCCAGCATTTACTGACTTAACTGTAAAAGTTATGTTTGTAGCTGGTGTTCCACCTAATTGAGATAAACTAATTGTTATTGTATCTCCAGCTGCGTAATTTTTTCCACCGTTTGTAATATCAATTACAGGTGTGGTTGAACCGTCTATTGTAACTCTTGCTGTAAATCCTGATCCTGTTCCACCTGAACCAGTTACATCATAAGTTCCTGGGACACCTCCTGTGCCGCCTGAAATTGTAGAAGTATCAAAATCTGTTATATCACCTCGACCAGTTTGTGTTAAACCATATTTAATTGTTTTAAAAGGTAATAATTCTGTTCCTGGATTTGAATCAGATCCATCATTAGATACGTATAATACTTGTCTATTTGTAGGATTTTTCCAAACAGGATCTAAACCAGTTGAAACTAATTGTGAACCTGCAACACCAATAGGTAATCTAGCCGCAGCAGATGCACTTCTTACAACAATATCTCCTCTATATTGTAATACAGCTTGACTATCACCTTGTGCTAACAAACTCCATTTAGCTGCATCAGTTCCTGGTGTTACGTTGTAAATATTATCTGCTATAGCTATGTATGAACTAGCTGTATACGATACTACATCTCCTCTAAAATATGTTAATATATTACTGTATGTTTGTCTGTAATTAAGACCTTGAACAACTAAAGTCCATTTTGATGAGTGTGTATATGGACTTTGTCCAGCACCGGTATCTTGTGTACAAACAAATGCATATCCTCCAAATTGTAGAACATCGCCAGTTTTATATGATGAAACGGCATCCCAAGTTCCTAATGCTCTAAATCCTGGAACAATTAAATCCCAATTTGCACTTGATGCTATAGGTGCTGGCTGTGCTGCCGCAACTTCTAAAGCAGCAACGTAAGCATATCCTCCATAAGTTACTACATCGCCTTTTTCATATGCTGTGGCCGCACTCCAAGTATCTTCCCATTGCAATCCTTCAGCGTAAGCAGCAAAATTACTTTCATTAAATGACGAAGCACTCGCTGATGATGTATGAGCAGTAGTACAAATATATAAACTACCTCCATATTTCACTACATCATTAACTTTATAATAAGTGCTTATAGCATATGCGCCTTTGTAATCTGTAGCATCAATATATAATTCAAAATTTGAAGCATTTAATATTGCTGTTCCTGAAACGGCCGCAGCTGATGTGTGTTGAGTTGTGCAACGATATTGTCTAGCACCATATTTTACAACGTCATTTAATTTGTAATGTGTAGAGGCCGCATATGTGCCTTTAAAGAAAAGAGATTCAGCTTGTAATGACCATTTAACAGCAGATAAATCTGTATAAAATCCTGGACTTGTAGATTGAGAAGTATGGTTAACAATACAGACGTAAGTATTACCGCCGTATTTTACTACGTCATCAATAAGAAAACCTGTAGAGGTTGACCAGTCACCTCTCCATTTAAATTTAATCCTACCTAGTTTAAAATCTGCCATTGATGAACCTTATTTTATTCTACTATTTATAATCATTTTAACTTTAGCTTCTCCAACTTGTTGAATTTACTACTTGTGTACTCTCAAAAGTACTGAAATCATCACTTGCTATACTCGTTAGAGATTTTACAAAATTCTCTCTTTTTACAAAATAACCATTACTATCAACAAAATATGTGGCTTCACCATCTTCAAAGACATATTGATAATAAAAATCTGATGGATTCGCTTGAGTTGTTTTATCTATTTTACCTACAGCCACTTGTGAGCTACTTTGTGGAGCAACTTTAAATGTAACAATAGGACTTGTGTAACTATATGTATTGTCTAATTCTTGTATATTACCATTAACAAAAACTGCAATTCTACTACCATCTAATACAGGCGCTGATAATGTAAATGCAGTTGTAGAACCATTTCCTGTAAAAATTTCTGTTGCTCCAGCTTGTAATTTAATAGTATCTTCTACGTAATTTTCGTTTGTTGGTAATTGTCTGTTACCGTTTTTATCTGTTGGATTACCAGCATCAAAATCTATTGAAACATTTTCATCTTTATTAATTTTTGTGTAATATAACAATCCTTCGCTTGTACGTCTTAAAGCGTGAAACGTTTCCGTTGTTTGTGTTGAAGTTTCTGGTACTACGAATCCTAATTTAGCCATTAAGTAATCTCCAATACACTAGCATAAGCTTCAACATCAGGTGAAGATGAATCATCATTGACAGCTGCTACCAATCTAATTTTATCGTTAGCTTCTAAATTTATTGGTTTATCCATTACTAAAGTGTTTTCTACAGGAATTTGTAAAGATTTTCCTATATGATAAAAAGTTGTACCACCATCTGTAGTAACTTTTACATCAACATTGGCCACGTTTGTAGCACTCTTATTTGAAATATACAATGCGTGAATAACGGCCGTTGTAGCAGATGGACAAGTGTATAAATTAGCACTTGCATTATCTGAAGTGATAACTGTCATACCTGCATTTTTAAATGTACTTGCCATTTTTTAATTTATCCTCCGAAAACAATTGACAATGCTAATGCATCATCAACCATTGCCACTGTTCCGCTTTGATTTGGTAAAGTTATTGTTCTATCACTTGTAGGTTCAGCTACTACTAAACTTGTTTCAAAAGCGTTTTCAATACTACCTTCAAAAACTAAATTTGATCCGTTCAATACAATATCATTTGTTGTTGAGTTACCACTATTTGTAGCTCCTTGAAGTGTAACTGCACCGGCACCTCCAACTTCTTTTACTATGTTACTAGAAGTTTTAGTGTAAAATTTACCGTCAGTTATATTGAGTGCTATTTCACCTACCTCTAATTGACCTGTTGTAGGTATTGAAGCTGCTACTTCTGAGCGTTTTGGTTTAAATACAGTTGGCATAATAAATTATTTTTTAAATATATTTTTTAATCTATCAATATAATTGTAATTTCTTCTATCTTCTTTTTTGCCTAAACTGTAACCAATCAAAAATGATCCGGCCATAACTGTAAGTATTGCGATTATGTGCCAAGCTAAAAATGCCATTAATATGTTCCTCCGTCTATTGTTGTTATTGCTACTGAACCACTTGTAACTAAAAAGTTTGCAGTAGGGAAAAAAGCAACTCCAGCATTTGAAGCTGTTGCTAATTCTCCTGATATTGTTATTCTATTTTGTGATACTGTTGTGTTAATTCCTTCGCCTGCTAAAAATTCTAAAGTATCTTCTAAAAAAACTTGTCCTAATGTAGAAGATTCATCCGCTAATCTTATAAATGGATTTGCAAGTTTGCTTCTTGTAATAGAACCTGCTAACATAGCATTTGTAATACCTAATGCTTTTACTCTTAGAGCATCACTGTTAACTTCTATTGAACTGCCATCAACTGCAACATTTAAAGTGTTGCCTGTTTTTGTTAAAGCATCACCTGCTGTAATTTGTCCAGCACCTGAAAATTGTCCTACTGTTAATGAAGTTGTACCAATTGTAGGTGTACCTTCGTGTGTGAATACATAACCATTATCAGCATTATCTGTACCTTGTTCTACAAATACAAAAGCACCACCTGTTAATTCAGCAGCAGTGTCGGCATCAACTGATCTTGTCCATACTGTTGATGATGTTCTTACGTAAATACCGTTTTGACTTTGTGTAGTTTGGTTCTTAACTAAAATTCTATCACCATTTGTTAAAGTTACACCGTCGAGTGTTGTAACAGCAGAACCAAAAGTTAATGTAGCACCTACACCTGCTGTACCGTTAGCATATGTAGCACTTAAATTTACTGTTGTAGCCGCAACGACTGAATTTTTAACATCTAAACCTTGTGATGTTGCGTCAACATATTCTTTTGTTGCAAGTGAGTCAGTAGTAAATCCTGCACGGTCTTTATAACCTGATGGAACTTTAACTGTTCCTGTACCGTTTGGTGATAATGTTAAATCACCATTACTGTTTGTTGTTGAAATTGTATTCGCATCAACTCTAATATTATCAACATCTAATTGTGTTAATCCTGCAACGGCCGTTGTTGTAGAACCTAAAGTAAGTGTAGAACTTCCTAATGTGATTGTAGAATTTGCTAATTTTACATTTGTAACACCAGCATCTGTTAATTGTGTTGTGCCAATTGAACTGTTACCAATTGAAAATGCTACTTGGTTATTTGTAACAGCAGTTACAACTTGTGTGTTACCTTGAAAATCTAAAGTTTCATTTGTATTAAATGTATCTGAACCTGTATCGCCTGTAATTGTAAAACTAGAATAGATAGTATCAAAAGATAAAACACCAGAACCGTCTGTTTTTAAAAACTGGCCGGCAGTTCCATCATCTGGTGGTAAAGTTAATGTGTAACTTGCGGCTAAAGTATTCGGAGCTTTAATTATAATACTATCAGTACCGTTATTAGTACCTTCATTTAATTTAATTCCGCCACCAACTGTTGTACTATTTCCTACAATAATTTCATCTACTGCTTTATTTGCATCAACGATAATAGCTGAACTAGCAGTTAAAACTCCTGGCTGATGATCTAAAGCGTTTGTAAAATACTTACCGCCAATGACTTCTTGCGTTGTCGCATCGCCGTTACCATCAACTGGCCCAACACCAATAAAGAGTTTATCTCCTAATGTGTTATAAGCACCTGCAGCGTATGAATACGAAAGCTCTCCGATTTTGGCTGTAGCTGGTTTACCTAAACCACTGGACGTTTTTATTTTAATTATAGTTGCCATTTATTAATATTCTCCACCGTTAAGTGTTAAATTTCCTGTCGTTGTAATGATGTTTGTTCTTGTAACAAACTTTTGATCGCTTGATCTATATTGTAATAAAGAGCCGTCAATTAAGCCTTCAGTTGTTGTATCTACATCGCCTAATAATTTTAATTGTAATGAGCTGTTTTGTAATGTGGCACCAGATGGTATCGTTACAGATACTTTTTGGGGTCCAGCAGATGTAGGTGAACTGATCCTAGCAGTTATGTTAGCCATTCAAATCTCTCTTTTTACTTATATTTATATTAATTTTAATCTATAATAAAGAATAATTTAAACACTTACTTCAGGTCTAACGGTAATAATTCCTTCTAAAACTCTTGTAACTGAACCATTACTAGAGGTAATTTCAACGTCATAGACGTATCTTTCTGCGTCCAGAGCGGTTGTTTGATTGGCCGTTAAAGAAATAGTCAAAACACCAGTTGTTCTGTCCGTAGCAAAAGCAGTAGTCATTGCTGTTCTTGTTCTTGTAGATGAATAACCTTTGGCTAGTTTTGCACTGGCTGTATAACCAGTCAAATCAAATACGTTTCCGTTTATGTCTTTTACGGTTATATCTGATGTAAATGTTGCGCCTTGGTCTATTGATAGGTTTGCTACAGCTGCCATTTATTTTGTTTCTTTAGTTTCCTTAACCTCTATACCTAATTCTTCTATAATTCTATTGTTATAGTATTCAGTTAAAACGTCTATTTTCTCAATTTCAATAAGCAATCTTGTCTTATTGTTTTGTATTTCTTGTCTTGCTATGATGTAGTTTTTCAATTTATCACTGAACTTAGTTTCATCATATTCTTTACCATTAATTGTAATCGCCATATTCACTCCTTGTTATACTATATTTATATTAAAAATTCAGACGTATAATACTTTTTAATATCCAACACAATGCCTTTGTTTTCATTTAGTGGAAAAACTCTTTTTATTATATTATCGTAAACTTCTCTATCATTATCGTATGTTTTAAAATAAGGGTCGTTGTTAAATAGTAAGTCTTTATCTCTTAATAATTCATAAAAATTCTCATTAAAATCTTTAGATAACCAGTATGCATAACAAATAGCTACAACATAACTTTTTGCAGGATATACGAAACCCAAATCTTTATCATTAAAATATTTTACAGCTGTTTCCACCACATCACTCGAATATTCAATATGAAGTTTATTAAGGTCATCATCATGTTCTGTATTTGTTTTATGATATAATTCTTGTCTAATTTTCCATTCTTTTTTTATCATATTTTTATTTTATTAATAGGATCATTATAAGATAACGATATTTCAGAAATATGTGCGCTATTATTATTATCAAACACATCAATAATACATTTGACCCATTGTTCAGGAGTATGACCATACATAAATTTTTCATCTTTTATTTTTATATTCAATAAAGGTTTTAATTCTTCAGAAGAATAATATTCTTCCATATTTTTAATTATATTTTCATTTTTAATTGAAATGTGACCAGGATTTAATAATGTTACCATAGGCCACATTGATTTTGAATTTAATACTTTAGTTATTTTATTTAGAAACCTTTTTTGCATAACATATTCTAAATCATCTCCATTATTTTCATTATTTAAGTTGAATGGATTATAACTGCCTATGTTCCAAATATGTTTTTTTAAACCTTTCCATTTTTTCCACACTTCATAAAACAAATCTATTTGTGCATAATTTGAATGTGCATTATTAATAAACATATCGCAAGGTTCAATAATATTAGATATTTCTATTACATTGTTTATATCCTTACCTTCACTTTTACTAATTCCAATAATTTCGTGACCTCTAATTTTTAATATATTTGAAAAAGCCTTTCCTATTCCTTTCGTGTGTCCTGTTATTGCAATTTTCATATTTTATCCTCGTAATCTTTTATATTATTTTTAATATATTCTGTAAGTTTTTTAGTGAAATAATTTCTAAATTTGTAAACCACAAAGTAATATGGATACTGAAAAATATATTTTAGAATACCTAAAAAAGTAAAATTAGTTTCTGGTAATGACGCTATACGTATTTGCATTAAATAATATTCAGTATAATCTCTTAAAAACATAGCATTATAATGTTTTACAAAATCTTCTTCAGTAATTTTACCTGATAGTTTAATAAATTCTTGCACAGATAATTTTTTTTCTTTTATTTCTTTATAATTATATGTAACATTGTGCCCATGCCAAGCTTGATTTTTTTTATCTGATATTCTAAAGTTTAATGGTAATTTAGATTTTAAAATATTTTTTTTAAAATTATTTAATTGTTCCATAGTATTAAAAGCAATAGTAACATATCTAAATTTTCTATCAGAATGTCCCTCACAACTAGAACAGGTTAAATAACCTTTATTAATTAATAAGATTACCAAATCAAAAACTCCAGGATCAATATTTTCACCTATAAAAGGATTATATGGACTTACATGACTACTAACATATTCACCATCTTTGTCAATATATTCGTAAGGTCTTCCATCTTTTGTTTTAAATTTGTTAGAATGTTTAAACAAAGCGTAATTTAATATTTCTTCATTATCATCAATTGCAACTTTTGTATTAGTTTTATATTCTTTGTTCATAGTAATCTAGCAATCCTTTATATCCGTTGCAACTGTTTGTTAAATCTTTAACATAACGGTAATGCTCTGTTAAACAATGGCCATAATATTTACACTTTTTACATATATCTGAAACATTATTAATAGGTTCTTGTTCTGCCCATTTTATATATTCTTTAATTGAATTTAATTCTAAAAAATATTCTTTATCATCTTTATTAAATTCTAAAACAGCAAAGTTACCATTTGGTGTTATATACACGTGGTTGTTTGAAAATGCATTATAATTTTTATTTAAACTTTCTATAATTTTGCCTTCATTTATAAAATCAAATTTTTTTGTAACTGAACTTTCAATCCATTTTTTTACAAACAATTCAAAATCTTTATGTGTGATAGGATGTGCATTAGCCTGATTTATTGAATATGGCTTAATCTCAACACTTTCTATACTAGAACACAAATTTAATTTGTTTATCATATCATCTACGTTCATCTCTATAACCTTTTGACTTGCAAGTATTAACACCGCTATTGGAACAGTGCTTTGAAACATATTATTATAAACCAAATCAGATTTTTCTCTAGCTTCAAAATCATAACTTATACTTAAATAAAAGTCATTTTCAAAAAATCCTTCATGCAACATAGAATAGTTTGTTATTATATTTATCTTGTCTTTATAGTATTTTCTTATAACATTTTTTATCCCATAGAAATAATCTTTTTTTAAAGCACCTATTTCGCCGCCATATAAATCTACCCAATCAATCTTTCTTACTTCACTAATTTCTTTAAGTCTTTGATTGAGTATTGCTAGTGGTATTTTTTTTTGATCTCCTAATTGTTCAGGTGTAAGATAACAAAAATTGCATCTAAAATTACAAAAATAACTTGGATTTATAGAAACAGTTATACTATTCATTTTTATGCGTTATTATCTTCAAAAATCAAATCAACAGGCATAGATATTCTTAGTTTTCCAAAAAATAATTCTACACCATGATAAACAAAACTAGGAAACAATACTACATCTCCGGTTTTAGGTTCTAGTCTTTTGTCATCAAACATTTTTGAAAAGTTTGCATTAATTTGATACCCCCTATTTGCATTTCCTCTAGGATCTCTAACACTTAAAGCACCTCCTAAATTTTCATTTTCATTTAATAAATAAAATACAGCACTCAAATGAGAGCCCGAATGATTATGTTCAGGCATAGCGTAACCTTCTTTAAATGTAACACCAGATCCATTCAACCAAGATTTTAAAAAATATTTTTCTTTTTTTAAATCTATATTTAGCTGTTCTTTTAAATATTTTTCAAATACAGGAATAACTTCCTTTTCTTTAAATTCGTTAAAAAAACTATCATCTAATAAATTTTTTTCACTTCTTATTTTTAAGTCTTTATCAAAAGTATAACCATTTGTAGCAATCGCACCACTCTTATCAGTTGTTTCAGTTAGATAATTAGTTATAACATGATTTACAACTTTTTCTAATAAGACTTTATCTTGAATTTTTGTTATTAAAATTGGTGTTGGCCAACAATAATTATAACCTTCATCAAAACTATATTTTTTATTAGTTTGTTTGTTTATTGATAAATTTGAAAATGTCATATATTAGTTAAATTTTTATTTACAAAATAATGAAAACTTGCAACCTTTCTAGGCATTTTAATTTTCAATGGTGTTACCATGTGTTCAAATTGTTCACTTTGATTCATTATAATAATATCATGTTGTTTAGGATAATAAGAATTAATTAATTCTTTTGTTTTTGTATTTCTAAATTGAATTGCACCACCTATATCTTCATCCATCGTATCAAAATACATTAAAACACAAAGATTAGATACTATAATCATGTCATTATGCCATTCTAAAGTTGCTTTATCCATACCATTTACCAAATCAATTTTTTCTGAAATTTTATAGTTGTTATCTATTTCTTTTACATATTTTTTTGCCAAATATGTTTGCGTTTCTACTAATTGATTTTTTAATTCTTGATCTTTTATTGCAACAGATAATCCTATGCAGCCTGGATCTGACCATTGTACATTATGTATATCTATATATTTAAATGCGTTACTGTCATTTAAATATATATGTCCTTTTGACAAAAAATTATCTATCATTTACACTTTCATTTATATAAGGTGTTACTTCTATATTTAGTCCGTTAGATTTAAGTATATCTGGAGCAATTGATTTCATTAACTTACAGTGCTCCTCTACCATATTATGCTGTTTTAAATCTTTAATTGTTTTTCTGCAACCATTACATATCTCAAACATAGGACAAGTAAAACAGGCCTTCTTCATACTAATAAAATTAATATCATCTTGTAATGGTGTAAAAAACTCACCTTTCATTTCTTTATCAAAATTTATTGATTTATCTTTATCATCACCAAACGAACCACAAGAATAATAATCTCCACTAGGATTTAATGCACGAATACCACTATCACATTTACGATTTTGAGGACATGATGTTCTTCCACCAATTAATCTTTGTATCATTTGCCTTGTATTAAATTCCCAAGGCGTAAGTCCACGTTTCCATATTTCTACATAGATTTGGTATATCTTACTTAGTAAGTAGGGCTTACCTTGTTCTCCACTTGCCATTGCATAGTTTAATTTACACTCAACACCTATTTTACTGTTACGTGAAAAATTATGTAATGTTCCATCTGGTTTAACATCTTCACTCATTCGTTTGGCTAACTCTACGTTTTTAATTGCATCTTTTTCATTTTCAGGTACAATAACAGATATAAAATCTGGTCTATAACCACAGTGTTCTAACATAGTATCAGAACACTTCCAAAAATCTTCTTCTGTAAATTCTGAATAATCTCCTTTAAGACGGCCACCACCATATTGAAAAGAAGTTGTTACACCTATTCTTTCGTTATTAAATAAAGACTTCCATTTTTTGGGTTTTATATAAAAAGGCCATAAATTAGTAGTTAGAGCTATAGAAGTTTTATAATCGTGTTCGTCTAACCAGTTTATAATTTTCCAATAATAATCTGGTTTCATCATTAAAGGGTCGCCACCATTGACTATAATGGTTTTTGTATTAGGAAATCTTTTTAAAAATGTAAATATTTGTTCGTGTGATAATACATCTTTTTTATGTTCTGCTATTTTAGTACTCGAACAAAAACTACATTTAAAATTACATAGTTCCGTTGGTTTTATAATTAAATCCATTTCAATTCTTTATCAGTAGGAGCTTCAACATTCCACCCAAAAACCAATGTTGTTCTTGGTTTTTCGCCAAAATAAGGTTTTACACGGTGAACAAGAAATCCTGGAAAAATAATCAATCTATTTTGTTTAGGTAACACATTTATTGTGTTAGATGGATATTCTGCAAAAGTTAAATTTTTATATATGGTTAATTCGCCACCTACCCAATCAACACCATTAAAAGAAGAGTCTATATAATAGATAGCCGTAATGTATGAACGTTCCACCATATCGTGATGAGGTTCATATAAATGATTGTAGACCATTTTTTCATCATATTTTTTTAAACGGCCTTTTTGTAAATTACTAAAATTAAGAGAATTAAAATCTATATTATTTTCAGCGCAATAATTTATAAATGTAACATTTACTATTTCATATAATTTTTGTTGACTTTCTGAAAAACTATCTTGACCGGCAATAGTTTTATCTATTAAAGATTCTTTTTTTAACCTTTCTATTAAGTTTACATCATCTATATAATCATCATAAACACAAACAGGTTCGTTTATAAATTTTAATATTTTCATTTTTAAATAAATTATTCTATTTTATATCTAAACCCAAACGTATACCTAACTTTATCCCCAGCAGAAATTACTTGATGATGAATTAAAGGATTTGAGTTATTAATAACAACAAACGTTGAATCTATTGGATAGTGTGTATGCGTTAATTTAACAGAACCATCTTCTTGTTCTACACCAATATTTAATTGACCACCCCAATTTTCATTCCATTCTTTATGGTCGTTTATATAAACTAACACAAAAAAATCTGACGTATCGCTAACATCATTGTGCATCTTAATATCTAATTGTTTATCCCACAATCCCATACTCAAAGGTTTGATATTTCTAATACTTCTATATTTTATATGCTGTATTTTAACCAAAGAATCTTTTAGTGTATCAAAAAATTTCATATCAATAATAGAGTTAGCTAAATTTTTAACTTTTGTTGGAGACTTACCATAACTCATTTTACATCTTAAAAGCTCTTCATAAAATTCTTCATTTTTTTCAATTTCAGGAGTTACTGCCCAATTTGCAAATCTTGGTTTATCGCCGTACCAATCTGTATTGATAATAATATCATTTGCTTCTTTTCGTATTTCTTGGGGTAAAATTCCAACATTATATCCTTCAGTGTAGAATTTAAATTTATTAAACTTCAAATCAATCATATTGCTAAATATTTATATAGACCTTAAAACACAATTTTAAATTTAACTTAACCTTCTTATCCAATAATTACCTTTTCTTTTAAAGTTAAATTGTTGCATCAACTCTCTATGATATGGTTCATGTTGTATTTTTTTTTGATTCATAGCTAAATGCAGATATTCAAAATAAGAACCGGCTGGAACTATTATTTTTTTATCACCAAACATATAAATTATATCCGACCACATTTTTCTTAACAGATTTCTAACTTCTTTAATAGGTTTGATTTTTAAAACTCCAGAATATTTAATGCCCCCTATTATAATCTCATCATTATAAATGTGTATCATTGCAATACCTTTTTCTAATTTCCAATTTTCTTTACAAGTTATCCATTGTTCTTCATTTTTATTTTTCAATGTTTGTTCATAGATGTCTGGATCAGTTTCTTTAGTTCCCCACCAAATAAACATATGTGCTTGTCTAGGACTAATTCTTGGTATAAAAGGATGTTTTAATGGTAACGTATCTAATACTACATCAACATTTTTAGGTAAATTTATGTTAACGAGCGATGTATCCTCTTGATACTCGTACATCTTCGATATATCTGTGCGTAAGTTTATAGACACACTCATTTAACTCCTCTCTATACTTATAATCATGATTCATAAAACAACCTAAGGTACATCTTTCTAAAAACTCACAAGAAACACAATTGTATTTTTCTAAAAATTTATTTTCTATTATAGAGTTATCTCTAGGCTTAATTGGTGATTTATACATACTTAAAGATTTCGTGTCTTGCACTAAATTACCGCATAAACATAAAGTTCCATCTGCTAAAACTAACTTACTTACTCTACAAGAAGAATAATTTTTTTTGTTAAAAATCCAATCTTTAATTGGGTGAACGTTAGGATATTTGTCAACACAATACTTAAAAAATTTTAAAAGCAATTCATCACTTGGCATATTAAATTTTGCGTGTTCATCAGGCATATAATAATCAAAATAAATATATTTGCCATTATTATATAAGTAATCAAAATATTCATCGCCTTCTTTTAAATAATATTCTATATTAGGTTTTGTAAGTAAACAAGAAAAACAAGTAACTCTATTACCAAAATAATCTACATTTTTTTTAAAAATTTCAAATTGTTTAGGATTAAAACGACCTCTAGGATCGTATGATGTTGTTATTCTAGCTGATATATTGTTGTCTTTAGAATACTTTAATAAATCTTCTATTAAATCAAGTTTATCTGTTACTAGATTTGTAACCCAATTTAAAGAACAAGTTTTTTTATATTTTTCTGATATTTTTTGTATACCTATCGACAGCTGTTTATATGCTTCGTTTAATTCTTTAGTGTAAATAGTGGGAGCAAAAACTTCACCTCCCATTAAATTTAAAGTAACTTTATTTTTATTTTCTTTACTTATAAATTTTTCAATAGGTTCCAGTTTATTTAAAACCGTGTCTAAACCTATTTTATCTTGGTGATTTTGCCAACAAAAAGAACAACTTAAATTACAAAATTCAAATAAATGTATAGTATATTCCTGCTCAGGATCTCTTTTAGGATCAATTAAAAATTCACGCATATCAAAATATTATAATAATTTAAATTTGGATAATTCTTCTATATTATTTTCTTTCTTTAAATTTATAATATAATGCACAAAAACGTAATTTGTGTTTTTAAAATCAAATTTAGGAATCAGTAGGGTATCACTAGGATGTTCTATTAATAAATTTAACAAAGAATCTAATTCAGACTTTGTAATTTCATCCTTTGTAACATATTCTAAAAAATCAAAGATGGCAAAATTGTTTTGGTCAATATCTATACCTTCAATATCTTTATATATTTTTAAAAATAAGTTTCTTAAACCATCAATTTGTTCTTGCGTTAAATTTTTAAAATTCAAATAATTACGATTATCTGATTTTAATTTATCCGTTGGCCATATTGTTTCATCTGAATAATATTTTAAAGATTCAATATTTTTAATAGGATTAATATTGTAAAAATCTATATTAGATTCTGTATAATTTAAAACTGATTGAAAATTTCTATTAAGTAAATTAAATAACACCATTTCTTTACTATCTCTTAATATTTCTAAAAACCATCTTTTTAAAAAAACAAGTATTGTGAATTTTAGTGATTGTAAATTTTTTACGGAATTGCTAAAATAATCAGCCAATAAAAATTCAATTGAATAATTTAACTCAAATGATTTAATTTTTTCTATTTCGGTTTGGCTAATAACAGTATTGTTAAATATAGTATCAACATTTTCAAATAGATAATCAGAACTCCAAAAAGCATTATCATTCTTAATTGTTATATCATCACCTTCAGAATTAACAAAATTCATTCTTTCTTTGAATACAAATAATTTTATATAGTTTTTATAACTTTCTAAAGTTAAATTAGGTAATATTAATTTTAACCATTTAGTTAAAAACTTGCAATAATTAGTTTTATCGCAATATATAATAGTTTTATTATTTGAAGATTTTGAATGATCGTATATTTTTTGAATTAAATCTGTAAAGCTAATATCATCAATATTTTTTTCAAAATGTATTAACTCTCCTTTATTAATTTGTTTATATAAATCTAATAGAGGAACACCTTTAATTTCCGATATTACAACACGATCAAAACTTGAATTTATAACATCATCAAATTCTAAATATGATTTATTAAATAAATGAAACATTTTTTATAATTTCTTTGTCGTTATTTCTAGCATTTATATATTCTTTACCTTTTCCGTCTACTATATTCCAAGTTAATAAAAACATTGGGTTATTTTCGTTACTCCAATATGAAAATAAATTTTTACCTCTAAACATATAATCTTCAAAGTAACGTGTATAGAATTTAACTATATCATTATTTATGTTTTTAAAAAATAAGTAAAATCTTTCATGTTTTAATAAACTAACAAAATTTATGCCATCTAGGCTATTAGTATCATCTTTTGGAAATGATTTTGCATAATCTTTAAATTCATCAGAATTTACACTGTAAAGATTAAAAATTGATAAACTTTCTAATTTTTCTCTCCACTTAGATATTATATCTTTGTTTTCATCTATAAAATTTTTATATTTATTTTCTTTAGATATATTTTTAAATTCAAAAAGTATATCAATAACAATATTTTCTAGTGAACTTATATTAAGTAAACTAATACTATGTAAATATTCTTTTACTAATTCTAAATCTGGATTTTTTATATCTGTTGGCAAATCTAGGTTACTTAAATACGTTAAAAATTTTTTTCCTTTTAAACCACTACCTTGATAATCTATTGCATAAGATACTTCTTTATCTGTAAAATATTTTTTTAAATTTTCTATTGATATAGGTACTGTTGTTTCAATTATTTTCATTATCTTCTACCTCGTGAACTGTGGCAAGAACTATGACAGCTTGTGTGGCAAACATCTATTGTTGTAGTCACAGTATTACTTCTTAGAGTTGTATATTCTGTAGCCAAATTACCAAAATAAGTTTCTAAATTAGAAGATGATATAGTTTGTGTAGCATCTACACTTGCACTATTAATTGCACCTAATGTTTGTCTATTACTAGTGGCCATATGAGCAACGTTTGTTGCATCAAAAATAACTCCACTTCCTAAAAGATTTTTTATTGCTCTTTGTAATCTAATATTTGTATATAAAGCAGTTTCAGTTTCTAATACTGTTTTTATTGTACTAGCGGTAATAGCATTTCCTGCGCTACCTATTGTTGCACCTGTCGCTGTAACTGTTGCACCGGCCGTTGTACCAGCATATGTTGCATCTGGCATTTCTGCAAAAGGTTTACTGTCTGTACCGTAAACAATACCTGTGTTAGCAACGTCAGTTACTAGGTCTTTAAATCTATCCACTATATTTTGTGGTGTAACTGGATTAGTTAATGTTACCATATTGTATATTTTTCTTTAACTCTTTCATTAAACTCTTTGGTGCGCCACATATATCTCCTTGCCAAGCAAGTTGGTGGCAATCACCTCCACAAAACTCAAAAACTTCACAAGAAAAACATATAGGGTTTCTTGCACGTTCACAAGCGATGTTTTCTATTCGCACAGGACTATTTATAACACTTTTAATATCGTCTTTTATGTGTCCAAATTGAAATTCTGGAGCTGAATTTGGACAACCTGATATAGTACCATCTGCATTTATTGTAAATATTTTTTGTTCACAATCTCTACAAAAAGTACCACCTTTTAAAAAACCTGTTTCAAATTTACTATATATTACTTCTAAAGTATCATTACCAAACCAATCTCTACAATTAAATTCTTCAGACTGGTGGTGCATTTTCAAAAACCACTTATCTTGTTCTATATTATCAGGAAATATTTCAGGATGTAATTTTGCATTTCCGTTACCTGTTAATCTTTCAAAGGACACTTCTTGTACACCCAATTGTTTTACCCATTTTAATAATTCAATGGGTTCCATAGCAATAGTATCTTTTGTTACACTGATAAATAATCGAATCGTTGCACCTTTAGACAACAAATCTTTTACATTTTTTTCCCACAAATTATATTGGCCAGCTGTTTCAAATCTAATTTTAGGATCCCAACTTGTTCCTATACGATTGTTTAATGTGTATTTTATAAAATCATAATGCTCTTGTTTTAATTTCAATACTAAATTTGTTGTAATACCAAATGACCTATTCTTCCATAAATCTTTACATTCATCATACAATTTTTGCATATGAGATACTGGTGCTAAAAATGGTTCCCCACCATGAAACTCAAAATGAATTGAATCATCTTTATCGTTAAAATAATTTCTAAATCTTTTTATAAAATCAATAGTTTTAAAAGGATCAAAGTAAATCTTTTTACCATTTATACCACTTGTGAAACAATGTTTACAGTTAAGTTGACAAGTTTCTGTAGTTTTTATATAAAACATCCATCTCATTGTGTATATCCTATACTTAAAGCCCAAGTAAATGGTAAACTATCAACTTTATGTTTTGCTCCTTTAGGTATTGATATAGATTGTCCTTCTTTTATTAAAATAGGATAGTTTTCCGTATATATTTTTTTACTACCTTTTATAACACATAACAACACATCTATATCGTCTGTATGTTCAGGAAAAGAAAATCCACCAAATTGATTGTAAAAAAGATGAACATTTTTTGTTTTAAAATTTAAATTATAATCTTTCAACAATTGAAGATGATAGTTATTATCTTCTAATCCTTCAATTTTTATGTGTGAAATAGTTTTATATGTTTTTATCCAATCACCGTAAGTCATTTGTTCTTTAACTCTATAGTCGTTACCTTTTTTATCTATATAGATTATTTGATTATTTTGGTATCTTGTGAAGGATATTAATTCATCATTTAAAGCATTAATCATACTGTAATATTTATTACAGTGGAATTATAGTATAATTGCCTCAATAAGGCCGTTTTCATTATCTTCTAACGCTATTGCAAATACTTTATTAAATTCTATGCTAATCGTTGTTGCAAAACCTCCGTTGCCTGCAACTAATTCATCACCTTTTTTAATGGGTCCTACAACTTTTACTTTAACACGGCCTTTTAGTGCTATTGGTTGGCCTGTACCTTTTGCGTTCATTAAAAAAGCAGGTCTATCAGATATAACACCTATCGCTTTATTACCTACAAAACATTCAGTAACTTCTTTATTACCGCCTACCATAACAACTGTACCAATATCATAAATTTTATCTGTTTCATAGATTTCGGCTAAATCGGCATATTGTGCTTGTGTAGCTGTCGTTGAAAGAACATTAGTTGAAGGATTATAAGTTAAACTTGTGTCAGTTTTTAACGCCTGGTTACCTGTTGCAGTACCAGCAAACGTTAAAAAGTTTGCAGTATTAGTTGTGTCATCAGCAGTCAATGTAACTGTAGAAGCAATAGATGAAGTTCCTGTTATAGTTGAAGCAACTAAAGTATTTACTGTTAATGTATCTCCTGATAAATTTAATTTTGCAGCTCTTATAGTTGTGTCTGCAATATCTTCATTTATAATTGTACCATTGGCAATCATTGTACTTGTAACTGTGCCTGTATCTCCAGTTGTTATAATTGTACCTGTGATATTTGGTATGGTAATTGTTCTATCTGCTGTTGGATCAACAACAACTAAAGTTGTTTCAAAAGCATCATTCGTTGAACCTTCAAATATAATTCCTACTGAGCCTGTTAAAAGCAAATCAGTACCTTGTATTGTGCTTGTTCCCGTAATTGTAGTGCCTGATACTGCTCCTGAAAAAGCTCCTGTTGTTCCTGAAATTCCTGTACCTGCTATAGTTCCTGCTGATATGATAGAAGAAGCATTTATAACTCCAACTACAGTCAAAGGATCATTTATTGTAACTAAAGAAGTGTTTGTTGATCTAATAGTATTACCGCTAATTTCAATAGTACCTAATGTATGTAAAGCACCTCCTGCAGTAATATTTCCAGATGTAGCTGTAAAATTACCAGGAATAGTTACGTTACTAGTCAATGCTAATGTTAAAGTATCGGTTGCACTTACAACTGCTGTAATTTGATTTGAAGTGCCTCTTACGTCTAAAATTTGACCTGCACCTATAGCTTGAATTGTTGAACTTGAATCTCTAATTGTCCAACCTGCAGCAGAAAAGGCAACGCCGGCTATTTCTACAACCGCACCCACAATAGAAGTGGATGAAAGACCAGCACCTGCAAGTAATGATGGATTACCAAAATCAGTTTGAGTTAAAGTGTTTAACTTAACTCGCATCTGTTCTAGTGTATCAGTGGTATTGATTACTGTAAATGCCATTGTTTATTTTTTAATTACCTCTTTTAATAATTCTTTTATCTCAAACAACTCTTGTTTTAAAATATTTATCTCTTTTATTGTATTTCTTATCTGATCTCCTTGTTGTTCACGTGACTTAACTCTATTCATATATATTTGATATTCATTTTTGTTTGTATTTACAATAGCGTTTGACCTAATATCTCTTTCAAGTGAACTATGGCCTTCAACTTTAATTTTCATATTATGCTGCTAAAGCTATTCCTCTTAAATCCCTAATAATAGGAGGGTAAGAAGAATTGCTACCTTTCAAAACTATTTTAATTTGAAATGCTGTGAACTCATTTAAACCTGTATCTGAATATTTGTATTCTTTAAAAACATTTGAATTTTCTGCTGGTATTACAGTTATATCTTCATTACCATCTGTATTAAATGGCACCCAGCTCAAATCATTTATATTTCTTACTTCTGAAGAACTAGTAATTCTATAGAAAACTTTTACAGAAGAAGATGATCTTACATTTTGAGTTAATCTCACATCTAAAGCTGTAGAAGCATTTTCTAAAATAATTGGTCGTGTTACGTAAACAGCGGCTGATGATGTTCCTGTAGGACTTGTATCTGTTACAAAGTTTGGTGTATTAGCTGACGTAGGTAGATTCAATCTATTTTGTACGGCAACCATACTCATACGTTTCACATCTAAGACAGGAGATAATTTTGTATTTGTAGTTGTCATTGTTAAATTGACAAACAAAGATTTACCACCTGACATTTCATTAGTTTCATTTATAGAACTTGCAACCATTTGAGGTGATGTAAAGTAAATATTATCACCAACTGTTACCTGAATTTGATTTGACGCTGAAGTTAAACTAAAAGAAGTTTCACTTCCGTGTATTGATTTACCACTTGTTGTTCTCATTGTATAAAGAATTTGAGTATCAGGAACCGTTAAAGTAGATATATTTAAACAAGATAAATCAAACAATCTATTTTGTGTGGCCGTTACAGTTGTGCCACCAATATCTCCTGTAGATGTTGCTGTACCAGCTGTTGTAATATCATAACTGTCTAAAGTTACATTTGAAATGCTTGTATATGTTCCATTTATTTGTGTATGAGTTATTCCATTATATGTACCTGCTGCTACTCCTGCAATCGTAACATTATTAGTTGTACTATGCATTCCGTGATTTTTATGGAATACTCTAATTACTCCTGAAGTATTTGTTGTTCTCAATGAATTGTTTGGTAAAGTTTTTGTAGGCACAATATCGTTACATAAAGTTACAACGCCAGTAACATTAGTAAATTCAGCTCTATTAATTTTAAATTTTATATCTGTTGTTTGATCTGGAGTCCAAGTAGAACCATTTTGTGATTTAAAGAAAACACCTGCATAAGGGTTAGACGATATTGTTCTATTTGAACCTATTTGTGTTTCACCTAATGTGGCCACAAAAGCATTATAATTATCACAATTACTTAATAAACAAAAACTATATTCTGTTTTTTCTTGTAAATAAACTGGAGAAGGAAATGTAAATTTTGTAGCTGTTGTAGCATCAGCACTAATACTTACTGAACTTGGATTTAAAACAACTTCACCAAAAGGTACAATTGTGCGTGAAGGATAACCATTTACGACTTCTCTTATTTGTAAAGTGATAGGAATGTTAGTATCCTTTGATTGAAAATAACATTCAACAGATGTTACAAAAACTCCACCAGTATCATCAATTAAAAATGTTTGTGCAATAGGGTCAATCCAACCAACAACTTCTGTTGTAGACCTTGTAGACTCTCTAGTAATATTTCTTGTATCGTTTACTGTCTGTCTAGTTAATATAGTTTCTCTTGTTGAAACAATTGTATTTTGTACAGTTTCTAAAGAACCTTTAGCAATATAATCTGCTTCAGCAGAAGTTTCAACATCATTTGTTGAATTTGTAGATGAGCTTGTTAATCTGAATACTCTTTGACCTGTTCTCCATCTAGGATTAGAGTCATTAGTTGCATCAGGTATAGCAAACGTTCCTGATACGGCACCATTAGCGTCTGTAACTAAATTGCCACTTAATGAACCACCTGTTGGTGTAACATATGAAGTAATTGCTATATTATCAAAATAAGGATAAACTCTAGTATTTGGTTTTAATCTAGTGGCAGTAAAATTAATTGTTCTACTTCTAATAAATGGTATAAAAGCTATATTTAATACTCTATCACCTAAAGATGTTCTAACAACCTGAGGAACTAAAGCTGTTCTAATTCCTGACCTAGTTTGAGAAATCGCTTGCGCTGTCGTTGTTGTTACATCTTGTACCCAAGGCCTTCTTCCACCTCCTCCTGCATCTCTTGTTCCACCTCGTTGTATAGTTTCAACTGGTGTACCTTGCCAAAAATCTTGCCATTCATTCCATACAGTATCAATCTCAACACTATTTAAATTAGTATTTCCTATACCAGCAACCATTGTGTCAAAAGAACCTTGTTCATTTATTAATAAATCAGGAACTCTATTTGTTTCTTTCCATTCGTCGCCTGGAGGATCAAGCGTAACTGAACCTGCCCAAGTAAATACACTAAAAGGATTTACATTTACATATCTACTAGCATAAGGTTGTTCAATTATATTTGTTTCTGTATAAGGTAACGTAATTAAATCTCCTGTTTTTTGATAATTGGCCGCTGTTCTATCAGCTGTTAATATTGCTGTACCATCATCATCTGCTTCGATTAATTGAACTGATTCAGAATTGAACATAGGTCTAACATAACCGCCAGCCATATCCATAGATACTTTATAATCTAAATTTCCTACGTCACCTATTCCGTGTCCAGTAAAATTATCTACAATAAATCCGTTTTTAAATCTATCAAATCCTTCAGCGTCTTGTATTTGTAAAGATTGTGCTTGTGTTTCTAATAAGGATAATTGTGTGTAATATTCTACGTTTTCAATTCTTTTTTCTAAACGGCCAATATCTCTCATAGTATATCGTCTATTATCTTGTTCTCTAATTTCTAAGTCTGTGGTATCAAAAGTATAAGGCCTTAAAGATATAGTATATAAATGCATAGCATTTTCAAGTCCTTTAGGAACTTTAGGTGATAAAGAACTTGCACCTTTAACTACTTTAAAATTACCATCTTTATCCAAAAATATTTTATCTATTCTAGCTAAATAATATTCAAAATCTGTAGAAATATCTGAATTGAACTGTACAACATCAACAGTAGAAGCGCCTGTTGCAATAGCACTTGATGTTGATTGAAAAATTCTATCTTGTGTTGCGCTTGTAACAGTTGAAGCGTCAGCAACTCTAGGTCTAAAATCTAAACAATCTCTTAATTTGTATACTTTACCAGAGGTATCTGATGTGTATGAAGGTATATCTACGTAAGGTATACTTGAATAAGAGTCAACATCAAAATAATCTCCTGAACCGTGAGAGTAATAATCAAAATCAATTAACAATCTTCCTGTAGGAACAATTGCACCTGTTTTTAATTTAATCCTACCTATATCATAAAAATTATCTCTTTGACCATTATCTAAAGTAAACCTTGAAGTAATATTTGTATTTGCAGTTGTAGCTGCAGTTGAAAAATTAGCAGACATATAAATGTTATTAATAGCAACAATATCTGCTTTTTGTAAACTTATAATACCAGATTCAATTAATGTTTGAGATGATATTGCAATCGTAGAATTTGCATTTAACGTTTTTGTTTTTGAATCTGTTGTTGTTCTATTTACCGTGGCTAATATTTTAATTTTTGCGTTTGAGTAATTTGTACCAAAATTTAATGTAAGTGTTTTATTAGCAGGAGAAGTTGATAATGTAAATATTGCGGTTCCTAAATGATTATTTCCGCTTAAACTTAAAACGTTACCATTAGCTCCGGCTGTTGCAGAACCTATTGTCATAATAGAAACAGAATAATCTTTTTCAATTAAAGAACTAAATGTTTCGTTTGTACCCGCTGTAATTGTTGCAGTTCCTGAAGATAATGTTGCTACAAATTGTTTTCTTACTTTAAAACTAGTATCAGAAATTCCTGAATTTGCCGTAGTTTTTAAAGTTTTAATAACGTTATAAGGCAATTCAAATATTGATACATTTTTATTAGAACCTTGTAATACAGGTCTCTTTCTAATTGCAACTGTTTTAGTAGAAACATCAGAAGATCCTACAGCAGTTAATAATTGTAAACTTGTATTTGAGGAGATAGATTCAACAATTCTTGTAACTGAACTTCCTGCATCAGTAGTAAATGTAATAGAATCACCTAATCTTAATTCAGTTAAAAATAAAGTACCAAATCCTGTTACTAATGTTCCACTGTTTGCAACTGATATAGAACCAAATACTGGATAATTATCTCCATATGTAGAATCAAGTGCAGTATCAGCTGTATAAGTAGGAGAACCTGTCATACCAACTTGTTTAACTTGTGTAAAATCAAAAGTTTGAACACCTTTAAATCCGTATATTTCATTTTGTATAACTGCTGTTACACTTGAAGTAGCACCTGTAATTGTTTCTCCTTCTACAAATGTGCCTGTTACATTATTTAAAACTGTAACACCGTGTGCGGCTGTAGGAGCTGAACTGTAAGAAGTTACGTTAATTGCTGCATCACCAGCGGCATTAAATAATTGAAAAGTGTTTGTTGTAGGATTTTTAACTGTAAATACTGTGCCTGTTGTATATGCAACAGAATTAATAGCAAAAGAACCACCTGTTAAAGTTATTTGCATTCCTTCTTCAAATGAATGTGCGTTTAATGTTACAACTCCAGGACTTGCAACTGAAATACTTGAAACTGCTGCCGATTTTGTATTAGATATAGATTGAACATAACCAAAAGCTCCTGATGTTCCACCTGTTACCTTTTCTCCATTAGTAAAAGCAGGCGCTGTTTTTACATTTAAATGTGTAAACATTTCTATATCAAATAAAAAATGTTTATAAACTGCACTTGTTAAAGCTGAACTAGAAAATGTGTTTGCACTGGCCGTTCCACTGTTTAATTCAAAGCCTCTTGACTTAGCACGACCAATTTGCGGTACTGTAACTCCTACTGTCGATTGTTCAGTACCTCTAGTAACTGTAGCCGTGTCGTATAAATTTATTCCTTTAAATGCTTCTATTTCACCAGAAACAAATCCCATATCAGGTGTGCCAAATACGTTTGTAACATTTACAAAATTCTCTACGTCAAATCTTGTACTAAAATTACTTTCACTATTAAAATCCCTTGCTTTATCAGCATCTAAAAAAATAGTACTTAGAGTTTCAACTTCATATCCTTTAATATATGCTTTTCCAGGACCCATACCATATGCAAGTTTTGCTTCATCACCAATGTCTGTAGGTGGAGCTAAATATATACCTCTATTATTTTCAGCGGTATTAAGTATATGTTCTCTTACGTCTAATTGAAAATTTCTTACTGTGTAGTCGCCCGATTCATCATATGTTCTTCGTGCAAAAGTATCCTCTAAAACTGCATAATCGGTAGAACGAACTTGATTTTGTCTAATACCTGTTTTTAATCTTAATAATTCTACAAAATTATTATCAGCAGATGACGTTAATGTTCTTTTTGCAAGAATTAAATCTATCTTAAATCTGTGAGCTCCTGGTGCATTTATGTTTGATGAACCTTGAGCATTATCAACTAAACTAGTATCATCATTAGATGTAATAAAAGATTCTTCAACTGTTAACCCAATTCTATAACTTGGTGTGTTTGTATATTTGTCAAGTATTAGTGTTTGTTCTAAAACTGAAACGTGAAAACCATTTATGTAATAAACACCGGCCGATATATTAGCAGCAGAACCAGTTGCCGTTGAATTTACCACGGCAGTTGCTAAAACTGTCGCAACACCTACTGTTCTAGCTTGTATTGTTTCACCACTAGTAAAAGCAAAAGATGTATTGTTTGTTCCTGATTTATTATATTTTACATATAAAGTATCTGGATCTGTACCGTCTGTTACAACAGCATTGACACAAATACCTACAACACCTGAAGTAACACCTGTTAGTTGTTTACCAATATATTCAGCAACTGTGGCATATGTTTTGGATGTAAGTTTTACAGCGTAGTAATTTAAATCAAAAGCAATTTCTCCAGGAATAATCATAGCACCTTTTTCAAAAAGATGATCTGATACTCTTTCAATTTGATTTTGAAGAATTGTTTGTGATTGTGTTAACTCTCTGGCCTGTACTGCAAAAGCTGGTCTAAAAAGAACTCTATGAAATTTCTTTGACTCAGCGTAGTCATCAAAGTATGGTGAGAGGTTAAAGTCTGTTGGACTTGGCATAAATCTCCCTAAAACTCAATTACTAATTTAATATTTTCAGTTTGGTCTGAAGCTCTTGTTATTGGTGCTCTGTTTTCAATGTATAAAACATCGCCTTTATGTCTATCTAATTCTGTATCTTTATAACCACTTGTAAATGTAATTTGGTCAGCAGTTTCACTCGCTGTTGCACTCGGTGTGCCTGTAGCACCTGAAGTTGCACCTGTAATAACATTTGCTCCTGAAAATGCCGTTCTATTACCTAAAGAACTAAGACCTTCATCATTAAATCTTGTTTGTATATAATGTAAAATTCTATTTGCAGCATCATATTCTACAACTTTACCTATAGCACCTGTTGTTGTTTGAGTAATTTTTTCATCAACTGTAAAAGTTCCTGGTGCAGGAGAAGCAGCAAATCTTATAGCTTTTGTTCCTCTTAATGTTGTAGTGCTAGCTGCTACACCACCTGAAAGTGGATTTCTTATTAAAACAATTCTTCTAAAATCATTTTCTGCTGTAAAGTCACCTGTGTTTGTAGATTCTGTTCCTTCTAAACTTACGTTTAACATCACAAAAAAACCACCCAATTCTTTTACTGCATCAAAACCATGTCCACCTTTTGGTGAAATAATTACATCTATTTCAGCACCTGATAAACTTGTTGCACCAGCGGTTACTATATCAGCATTTCTTACATATGCAATTGTATAACCTGTACCTGCGGTTGTAACTGTTACTGATGTTACAATACCTCCCGATACTGTGGCAGAAATAACTCCACCTGTACCATCACCTCTTATTGGAATATTTGTAAATGATCCGTTTGTTCCACCTGAACCACCTGATTTAATTTTTACTACACTGATTGCACCGTCAACGGCAGCAGATGAAACTGTAGAATTTGTTTCAACAGCCATAAAATCTGTTGATAAAAAATTTGATTGTTGTGATGCTGATAGAGTGTACATATATTTCCACTTATAACCATCAGCAGTTGTTAAAATAGATGTAGATGTGCCTGTTGGTTCTGTAGTTGAAGCTGCATTACCATTATTATCTAAACATTTATAAACGTTTCTTGCTGTAGTTAATACATAGAACGTTGCATCAAATAAAGTTGTTGCACCACTGTTTGCTGTTTGTGTTGTTGTTGTACCTGTAATACGATTGCCGTAATCGTGTCTGTAATAATCATAAACTGTAGATGTAGTCCAGTTTCTTCTTGGTATTACAAATGATGTATCTGAAGTTGTAATTTTTTTAACAGCCAGTAAATCATCAAACGTATTAAATTCTTCTATAACACTGTCGGCTGGTGTAATTGCAGCTGAATCTGTGCCTTGATTTTCTGTTCTTAAATCACCTCTTGTTTGTGTAGCAAATGCTTGAGGTCTACCAATACCTAGGTAATAAGTTTCTGGTGATGCTTCTGAAAATGACTCGCTAAATTGTTCAGCGTTGTTTATTCTAAATTTATTTGTTATAATTGCTGGCATATTTTTTAGTTTCTTTTGTTATATTTATACAAGTTTTTCATAGTGTTATCCCAAATATCTTACCATAATAACAGCAGCTAAAGGCGGTGGTGATATGAAAGTTAAGGTTGTTCCTGATACTGTATAATCTGTTGTTGGTCTTAAACATAAACCGTTTTGAAAAACTAATATATTATTTACGTTATATAAATTAGTTATAGTAAAGGCTACTGTTGCTCCGTCACCTGTAAGTAATGTAGTTGCACCTAGTGTTGCTGGTATAAATTTACCACTTGCTGATACCCAACTTAAAGTTTGTTTTCCTGTTGGAGATGCCGTTACTAAGTCAACGTCTGTGAATAAATTAATACTAGAGTTTTCGTTTGCAATTTCATTCCAACCACCACTGTCAGCAAAATATGCTTTTGCTGTACCTGTTACTACAGCTAATGCACCTTGATATGTTGTAGCGTCTGGTCTACCTCCAGTAGTTGCAAAGTTAAATCTTAATTTATTTCCTGAACTTGTTAAATCAATTGTGTTTGCTGAACCTGTTAAAGAAAGGCCAGCAATAGAAGTTGTTGTTCCTCCTAATGATGTTGAAGTTGAACCTAATGTGATAGATGAATTTGTTAAACTTCCATTTGCAATATTTGATAAAGTGTTTGATGAACCACTTATAGTTTTGTTTGTTAATGTTTCTGAACCAGTAAGTGTAGCTAAATCAGCATCAGATACAGCTGTATTAAATTGTGCTATAGTGCCAGTAATAGTATTTGTTGCTAATGATATAGATTTATTTGTTAAAGTATCTATTGAAGTTTCAGTAAGAATATTACTATCTAAACTAATTGTAATTGTATCGCCTTGACTTACTGTTGTTGTAATACCATCATTACTTTTTAATTTTAAAGTACCACCTAATGAAATTGATATTGCTGATGATGAATCATCTCTAATACTAAAACTTGAATTTGTTAAAGAAGAATTTCCAATGTTTGATAATGTATTATTTGCACCACTGATTGTTTTGTTTGTTAAGGTTACCGTGTTAGTTAATGTTGCAAAATCATCATCTGTTAATGCTGTATTAAATTGTGCTGTAGTACCAGTTAATGTATTAGAACTTAAATTTATTGTTTTATTTGTTAAAGTAACGGCGTTAGTGGTTGTAACAATTGCTGTTACACCTGCTAATAAATTTAATTCTGTAGGTGTAGCAGTAAGTGTAATTGTTGTACCATTACCAAGGGCCGTATAAATTTCATTAAAGTTAGCGTTTATAATTGTACCGCCAGAACGTAGATTTGTACCTGTTCCGTCGTTTGCTACCGAACCTATATTGAGTGTTTGTTTAGCCATTGATTATTCTTTTGTTATATTTATACATATATTACGGTGTTGTATCATCAAAGGTTCCAATATTACTATCGAAGAAAGTTAATGTATTATCAAATTGATTAAGTGGTTCAATAATAAAAATTTCAGCAGGTATTGTTAATTTTGTTTTAATTAGTCTACCTAATTCTGTTGAACAAAATAATAACGTATTATCTTGTCCATCAAAAGAAGTTCTTGTACCAAAAGTAACATTTTTACTCAATTCTTCTATAGAATAATTTGTTCCAGATTGTCGTACAAAAGTTCTTAAAACTTCTCTATTGATTGTGCCATATCTTGGTCCTGCGTAAACAAATCCTTGTACAATTGTAACTGGAATTGAATTAACATTCGTAAATATTCCTCTTACTCTTGACACGATAGATAAATCTATTGATGGTCTAAATAAAGTTACATCTCTTGTATTTGCAGTAAAATGTTCTATTGTAGCTGGATTTAAATCCACAGGCACACCTAATTTTGCATTTGTTCTTAATGTTGTTCCGTCGGTTGTAGTACCTAATCTTCTGCCAAATATTGTTCCAAATAAAGTATTGATTACTGAAAATAAAGGTTCATCAACTGCGCCTGATATTTGTCCAGTAATAGGAAATCTTATTCTGGCATTAATTTGTGATTGTATTCTAACTTCATTAGATAAATAAAATCCTGCTGTATGCATTGTTTTTTTAAAGCTACCACGCCAGTCGTCAATAGAACGTGCAACTCTAATTAAGTAAGAAAAATCTTGATAGAGTAAGCTGTCTTGTATTTTCATTGTGTTCTCAGACAATTTTCCATCTTCATTTATATAAACACCATCAGTATCTCTTACCGCACCCACTGTAACTGTAGCTGATGCTTGATTTATTTTTTTAATTGAGGCTGTTGCTGTAGAAGTATTACCGGTGATTGTAGAATTTTCTGTAAATGTTCCTGTTATATCTTTTAATACTAATAAACCAGTATTACTATTAAAACTTACAATTTTACCTGTTGCTGAAGTGCTACTAGTTACGGTTTCTTCTATTATAAACGTTCCTGTTTTATTTGTTAAAATTAAATTTTTATAAAAATTTAAAGTAGGTGGAGTAGGCGCATTATCATATTCAGCTCCAGGTTCTATCACCGCTAATTCTACAACTTTACCTATATTATCACTATAAGCTTTTAATGAACCATTTAATCCAGTTGTTGAAGAAATTGTAACAGTAGGAAGTCTTGTATAACTTTTGCCTAAATCATATAAAAATATATCTGTAATGTCTCCTAAATCTGTTCCTAATTCTTGAACCATTACACTGCCCTCATATGAATCTCCTAAACCTGTTGCATCTTCTAAAATAATACGGTCACCTGAATTATCTTCATTTGATATTCCTCCATTAACTATAGAAATAAATCCTGCTGCTCCAGCACCATTTGTGTTTGCATTATTAAAAATTAATTCATCACCAATAGAATAGTTTAATCCTGGATTATCAATTAATATTTCTGTAATATTGCCTGATTTTATAGTTTTAGTTTGAATTAAAGCCTCAAAGCCTCCACCAGTTACCGTAACGGGTAAATTCTCACTATATAATGCACCAGAGTTTGTAATTGTTAATGTTGTAGGTATACCTGTAATTTCAGATTTAATAATATTATCGTCATCATCAGTTTTAGTTCCTCTTATTTCTTCATTAGGCAAAAATGTTCCTGATATTGTATCATTATTTAAAGTACTCTCAGAAATTACATGGCCTCCTATAATAAATTTTTTAACATTTTCTATAGTTGCTTTTGCTTGTGAAGTTTGACCTGTTATTTCACGACCTAGTAAATCATTTAAATCTCCTGAAAAATCTATTGATCTTAAAATTTTATTTGTTGTAAATTTACCATCTGATATTCTTAACATTTGTTCACGTGGATATAATGTTTCTGATGTTTCATTAAATAATAATCTAAAAAAAACTTCGTGTCCTGCTCTTGTACCTTTTTGTTTATATAATGATTTTACATTTTTAATTAAATTTCTTTTATTTACATTAACATTTAAATTTTCAGGTAATGTAGTTAAAAATTCATTTCTAAATTGACTTAAAAAATTTGATATAACTTTATCAGGATCTCTAAAGTTTAATAACTCTTGTATATTATTTACTGGATTTGGTTTATAATTATTAATTACAGCACTTGCGTTTGAAGATAACCCTAAAATTGTTTCACCCTGAATAAACTTATCTTGTGCAACAATAATTAATCTATTATTTGTTAGATCTTCTGTTAATATTGTTGATGATGATTTAGATGTTTGACCTTTAATTGTTTCACCTTTTGTAAATTTACCAAAAGTTGAACTTTCTAAAATTAATTTATCGCCTTCATCTAATGGTGTTATATCTGAACCAATATTTGAACCATCTAATAATAAATTATTTTGTTGATTAGTTTCAGTTTCTAATTGAATACCATCAGTTGTTTCAATAGAAGTAACCGATAATTCGGCAGCCTCCATAAAAGTATAATAAGTTTCTAAAAATTTTAAAAATTTAGGATGATCGTCAAGTACAAAATCAGGTACTTGTGAACCTATGAGGTTTGAAAGTTTATCTTTAAATGTAGCCATAATAATTAATAGCTAGTGATAGTTGTATATCCTATTCCAGCGTCAGATGCTCCGTTCAAAAAACTATCGGCTTGCACTGTTACTAAAATATTTTCTATATCAATTTCTATAATTTGATCTCTTACAGGAACAATATCGTTTGAGTTTGGTTTTACTGTTAATTCTATAACTGTAGATAAAGCACCTCTTATATTTTCAATTGAGGTTATATTTAAAGATGTAAGAGTAATTTGTCCTGTTGTATAATCAATTGTTCCTTGATTATTATTTACGTATGATCTAATACCGCTTACTAATTTAAATCTTCTTACTTTACCTTCACCATCATCATCTAAAAAATAAATATTAGTAGTATCGCCACTTACTTTAAAACCAGATGATTCTAAAATACCACCTTGTGCAGCTGCATATCCTAAAAATGGATTAAATAATGAATTTCTAAAAAAAATATCATATCTTATAGATGAGTTCAATATGGGTGTAAAATTTTTTCTAATTTTAATTGATGTAATATTTGAAATAACACTTGTATCTGCGTTATCGATTAAACTTATTACTTTAGAATGTCTAAAAATACCGTCAAATCTTTGTAATACGTTTGTGTTGTAATCAGATATTGATTCAATGATATTTGATTTTATAGTATCTGATGATTTTGAAGTCAGTCTTGCATCATACTTGGCATTCGTAGTTATTAATATACTTGTAACTTCAGGATCTACAATTACTGGTCTTACTGAAGCAACATTGAAAGCTTTTAATGATGATACTATATTTTGTTTAGTAGAAGTTGTTAATGTAGAACCACTGGCCGCTTTGATTGCAATTTTAACTGTACCATAAACAGGAGTTTCATCATCTTCTCCGCCCCAAGCACTAACTGATAGAGCATTAGGATAAATTGATCTTACAATTGTTTCGTAATCAGAAGTTGTTACAGCACGATTTTGTGTAGCATATCCTAATGGTGCATTAAAACGAATTGACTCTTTAGACTCAGCTGCACTGCCACCTTGTGATATAGATTTAGTTGTAACAGTAATATCAGAAAATCCACCTATAGTTGTTGCTAAAGTAAATGTAGAAGCTCCGTTAGATTCATCTCTATTTGTAACAATATATTCTAAAATTATTATATTGCCTGTTGAAACAGCCGCACCTAAAACACCATCGCCAAAATAAACTTCAAATTTACCATCTTCTACTTCTTGTAAAAAATAAACTTTAGATGTATCTGTAACATTATTAAAACCGCCTGCTAAAGAGTAAATGTTTGTAGTTGTGTTTGTAGAACTTTCTTGTACTGATACTTTGAGTGTTGTTGTATCAGCATTTGCATTTTGAATTATGTATTTTTGGTCTGGATCTTCATTATCAACTGTATATCTAAATGTAACTAACGTGCCCTCGTAAATATCTATATCTGAAAAATTAAATATACCATTTATAGGAGTAATTGTATAATCTTGATTTGTTAAATATTGATAACCTACTCCTGAAACTGTAGTTGTAAATATTGTGCCTTTTGATAATGTTAAAGTTGAGCCTGTTGCATCATTTACTTCAATATCTATACTTGCTACTGGTGATCTTACTGATGATGGTGTGTAGTTTAACATTTTAGCTAACGATACAATATTTTTTCGTATGTCAGCACTGTCTAAGTACATTTCGTTTGCTAACATATTAGCATTGAAGCCTAGATAGTGAGTGTTGTATGCTAATATATCTAAAAGTATAGAAAAGCCTGAACCTTCAAAATTATAATCTTGAAATTCTGTTTGACTTTGTAAAAATGTTTTTAAATTTGCTTTTATGCTATCAAAATCAAAATCTGATACTTCTAATTTATTACTTGCCATCTTATCTTAGTCTTTCTAAAAATGTTTGTACTGTAACCAATTCAGTAGAACCAATAACATAAAAGTAAATACTCAAATCATATGAATTTCTATCAATATCAGGTCTTGCTGACACTTGAACCAATTTAATTCTTGGTTCAAAATTTTGTAACACCTCGTGTACTTTTCTTTGCAGATTCAAAGCAGTTAATGGTGTCATTAATTCAAATAACATCGCTCTTATATTTGAACCTATTTCAGGATGAAAAGGTCTTTCAAAGTGTGATGTATTAATTAAATTTCTTACACTTCTTTTAACAGATTCAACATCTGTTAATTTATTAACGTCATTTGTAACCGTATTACGACCAAAATCTAAGTCTAAATCTCTATATTGTTTTGTGGCTCTTTTACTTCTGTTTAAAGAACCAGCATCGTAATTTGGCATATTACTATATTTATATCAAATCTTCAGGTGATCTACCGTTGTGATGTAATTTAAATTCTTCTACATAATCAGGTATAGTGGGCGTAGTAAAGGTAATAAATTTATCTTCATATATACCAAAATTATCAATCCATACTTTTATTTTGTAAGTTGTTGAAGATTCACAATTAAACCTAATAACTTGCAAATATTCAGATTGAGTTTTAAACATATTAACGTTTTCTGGTGGATAATTCTTTGAATCTAATTTTATGTCGTTTAAATATAATTCACAACCAAATTTTAATGTATTAAATTCAACTATATTTGAATTATTATTATAAAAACCTATATGTACATCTATATAAGTATAATTATGATCGTTATTTAATTCGGATACAATCCATTCATTTGTTATTACGTTTTTTTTAATTTTTATATTACTCATATTAGTTTGATATTGGATATCTTATATAACAAACACCACCTTGGCCATTTGCATTACCATAACTGCCTGCATTTAAAGAATCTGAACTATTACCTGCACTTCCACCATTATTTCCATTTATAACTTCGGTTGCAAAACTGGAACCTCCTCCACCTCCGCCTGCAGCCGTATCTCCTCCTGGTTCAGGCCCATAACTTCCTCCATTATAACCGCCTCCGCCTCCGCCTCCACCACTTTGATCTCCTCCTGGAGTATAACCATCTTGACCATTTTGTCCTGCTTGATTACCAGTAGTTCCTCCTGCACGACCAGTATTAGAACTACTTCCATTATTTCCTCCGCCGCCGCCGGCTCCTCCTACGCCTCGGCCTCCTCCTTCGCCGCCGCCTCCGCCTCCGCCTCCGGCCGCAGCAACTAAAATTGTTCCACTACGAAGTAAAAAAGTTCCTCCGCCTCCTCCGCCACCAGCACCAGAACATCCTCCTGTGCCAGCTCCCATTCCATTTCCACCTTTACCTAAAAGTGGGCCAGTTCCTCCAGCAGCTCCATTTCCTGTTGTACAACCACCTGTAGCTGTTGAACCTCCTCCTCCAACACTTACATTTAAAGTTTCTTGTGTTATTGCCAATGCTGAAGTACGAGCATAAGCACCTCCGCCACCATCGGCGCCTGCACCTGAACCTGATCTTCCTCCTGCAGCTCCCCACATAATTACATCTACAGTTGCTCCTCCTGGAGCAAAAGTAATTACAAAATCTCCTGAAGTTCCTGGATCAAATCTATGTACGTTATAAGTTATTGAGTCTATTGTTTGTTGAAATATTGTTCCACCTGTGGCCTCGATAAATTTTTTACCACCACTACCTACTAATAAAGGATATACAGTCATAAATTATTTTATGATAGGCCACCGCCATTAATAACATATGTATTTGTGCCTACACACAATAATGTTGCAATACCTCTTTGGGCTAATGTTCTGCTACCTGTGTTTGCTGTGCCTGCTAGATAAATTGTAACACTTGTACCTTGTGTTATTGTAATAGATGAAGATGAGTTATTAAATATAGTAACGTTTTGTCCTATTGTAAATATTCCTGTGTTTAAAGTTACACCAGCTGTTGTTGAAATGTGTTTTCCGTGATCTGAATTTTGTAAAACATAACTTGTACTTTTAGTTTCTTGTGGTACACTTCTTATTTCACCTTTAGCGTCAGATAATGTAGCTGAACTGCCTGTTGTTTGAAAACCTGTACTTGTTATAGTACCTGTTGTTATTAAATTTCTTGTAGTTGTGTTGCCATTTGCTAATACACGGTCAATATCTGTATCTTCATATAGATCACGTATGTTTTCATCCATTTCAGCATAAGTTAATGCTGTACCTTTTATGCCTCTTTTAACTATTGTCATTCTGTATTATCTCCGTTATCATTATAATAAATTCCAATGTAACTTTGAAATGAATTACCTACTATGCCTGGATTTTTATCAATATAATCAAAAGCAACATATTCAAAACGTTCTGTTTCTGCTTTTGTTGGTTGACTTGTAAATGTTAAACCTGAAGCATCTAATTCTGCCATATTATCCTGCAAATACGTTAGGAGAACCGCTGGCTGATTTATTTGCTACCCAACATCCGTGTCCACTTGTTGCATCCTCTTTTCTATGAACTCCAATACCGTTTACAAACACAGAAGTACTTCCTTCTACAGCTACATCTGAACAGGCACACTCATCTCCTATTCTAACTACAGCAGCACCATTTATAAAAACATTTTCCGAGCCTGTTTTATAAGGAGTTTGATGATAAGGTTCAATTATACAAGCGTGACCAATGTGTTTATCTAATCCTACTCTGGAAATAGCTGTCATTTTATCTTCCTTGACCTCTATATTTTTTAAAACTTCTTCTTTTATGTTTATTCATCATACATTTGCTGTGAAATCCACGGCCAATGTTTGTTCTTTTAGGTTTGCTTGTTTTTTTTGAGGAATTTGTGTTTCCTGCAACTTTTCTTGCCATACTTTACTATTTAGTGTGATTCTTTATCAAAAATATTCATTTTTTTTTGAAAAAAACACAAGAACAAACGTAGTCCGGCAAAAAATAGTTGTTAAGTTATTGATTTTACTGCTTTATTTCTTTAAAACTATGGCGCTTTTCGCTTGTTTTGTTGATTTTTATATGTTATATTATATGTATATTAACAATTAATAATAATATGACAAAATATAACGTAACTTATACTGTGTACTTTGAGAATGACATCAAAAACATAGATACGGCTATTATGGCCGATAATGAAGATGAGGCAATTAAGTTTTCTAAAAAAAAACTAGAAAAATATCTTGAAAAAAGAAATGATTTTGAAGGTTTTGAATTAGATAATATTGTTGAATATAGTAAAGTTTTTCATTCTGTTAAACTTAACGGTTTTTATGAATACAAATCTGCTTAATATGAATAAAGATGATATAAAAAGTCTATTGGTAGCCGCTGCTATCGTAGCATTTGGTTATGTGTTAATGTTAGGATTTTATTACTTCGCTGATTACATAGGAATATATGAAAACCTTAGATACTAAATTAAAGTGGTTTGCAACGGCCGTTCTCATAGTTGCTACTGCATTGACATCATTAAACATTTATCCTTTGGGGCCATTATTATATTTACTTGGTGGTTTACTTTGGTTAATTGTGAGTGTTATGTGGAAAGAACCTGCATTAATTGTAACCAATATTACTTTGGCGTCTGTTAATGCTATAGGATTAATTTATAATTTATTTTTAAAATAATGGAAAAACCAGAAATTAAAGACATTAATTATACTGGCTCTTGGGGTAAAGTTTATCTTGTAAAGTATAAAGGATTTTCTAATGTAATGTTAAAAGAAGAAATTGCTGATTGGTGCGAAGAAGTTGACCAAATAAAAGAAGAATTACAATCTACCGAATCTTAGAACTATTTTCATTTATTATCCAAGGATAATAAAACGCTGTTACCAAATCAATTTGTTTATAGGTAATATTCCAAACACATTCCATCCATTCACGTTCATAATCATATTCTTGGAAGTTACCTGCATTATAGTTATGTAAACTATTTGTTCTGTCTGTGTGCATTTATAATATTATTTATATAAATACTCTTACCAATTAACCAAGGAGTTACAATGGGCAGAAAAAAAGTAAAAACTCCTGAAGATATAATTGAAGCTATAAAAGAAAAACAATCTGAAATTGACGATTTATTATACGACCTAGAAGATACTATAAATGTTTCTTCTGATGAAGATATT